ACCTGCAGGTCGAGCGCCGTGCGCACCTCGTGGTGCGCCATGCGCCGTGCTGTGCGTACCGAGCAGGCCACAGGCCTGCACGGCCAGCGTGGTGGTGCTCGGCTGCGCCGAGCCGCTCGACGATGGGGGCCCAGCGTCAGCTGTGGCCCTCGCTGTCCCCAGCTCGGCCACGCAGATGGGTGAGGCACCTCACCCCGAGGGGTGGAGCACCCCCCCCGCAGGGGGGGTGCGTAAGCCCGCCGCCGAGCACCCAAGGGAGGGGTGCTGGCGCAGTCGGTATGCACCGACTGCCGTAGCGGCGGGGCCATATGCCGGCGTTCCGCCGGGGATCGTGCGGATTCCGGGCGTTCCGGCCCGGATCCGCCGTGGGACGGCTGGAACCGTTCCGGTTCCTGCCGGCACTGCAGACACCGACCATCGTCGGTGTCTCGAGCGCAGCCCCCCGGTGGGGGGCGAGCATGGGGGGGCGCTACCCCCCACGGGCGCGCAGCGCCATGCCCTCCCCATAGCCGGGTTGTTTGTTTCTTGAGCCTCACCCTGTTGGCTCCAGGCACGCCGAGCGCCCGCCGTTTCCGGCGGGCCTCACCACGGAGTCCTCAACCCTCGACTGCAAGCCCCTTGCCCCGTGGCGGTTACGGTCGCTGCCGTGCCGGGGCCCCGGTTGGGCCGGGGGGCGATCGAGTGCAGGTGTCTTCCGAGCGGCCGGGATCGTTCCCCCCGGCAAGGATGGCGTACGTCGTGATCATGGCACGCCGGCCCCACCGGCGTGCAACCCTCAAGGGCACTTGAACTATTCGCGACCCACCCAGGCCCAGTCGTCGATCGGGAAGTCCGCAGGATCCCGATCGTCTCGAGGGTTGGCCTGCCGCCAGTCGAGCCACTGCTCGTTGCAGGCCGCATGGCCCCAGCCGCCCCAGCCGGTGCGGACCACCGGCCGCTCGTCGAAGTCGCACATGATCAGCCGGCAGTACACGCAGCGCACGTAGCCGTCGTCATCGTCGAGCTCGGGCTCGTCGTCGGGCAGCTCGAGCGAGACGCAGGTGACGTGCAGCCAGGCGCGCGGGCGACCGTCGATCGGGTCGCCGGCACGGAAGCGCCCTTTGCACACGACGCATTGGCCGGGGAACTTGGCCGGGAACGCCATCGAGACTCCTCGTGAGGTATCGTCTCGGCTGCGACGCTGAGACAGGGCCGACCCTAGCGGGTCGGCCCTCGGCGTTCTACGCTGGCCCGATGCCTGACGAACCCGTGTCCACCGTGACCACCAAGCCCGAGCCGCCGTCGTCGAACCCGATGCAGCCGGCGATGAGCCCGAACGCCAACATCCCCCTCGACGACGTGCAGCGCCTCGGCCCCTCCCTCGAGGATCAGGCCAAGGCCGAGGGCGAGCCCGCTCGAGCACCGGCCAAGCCGGCGCGAGCGGCGAAGAAGCGCTAGAACATCGCCGGGCCCAAAGCGGGCCCCAGGGATGTGTCGTGAAGGAGGCTCCTTCGGGAGCCTCCTTTGCGTTGGGGCCCTGATCTGCGACAATCCATGCATGCTGCATGGATCAAGCCCGTGGTGACCAAGAAGCTGACCGGCAGCTACCGGGTCGGCCCCGCCGAGCTCAAGCACGTCCGCACCTGGACGAAGGCCGACGCCATCAAAGGCGCCGTCTCGGCCGTGCTCGACCAGGGCGAGTCGAAGCTGCGCGCCCAGCAGCTCTACGGCGTCAGCCGGCGCACCATCCAGCAGCGGTGCGAAGAGGAGATCAAGCGCCGCCAGGCCCTCAACCCGGACTACCGCCCGCCCGACCTGCCGGCCGGCGGCTGGGCCAAGAAGGAGCCCGCCCCACAGGTCGACGAGTTCCACAACCTGCAGCTGGTGCCCAAGCTCGCCGTCGTGCCCGACGTCGTCGACGAGCTCGACGAGTGGGAGGAGCTCGAGGAGCTCGAGAAGGAGCTCGACGAGGACACGGCCGGCGCCTACGTCGGCCCCACCGTCACCAACGAGCGCCGCCGCGTGCCGGTCGGCGACGAGTTCGACCGCATCTACTTCAACGGCCTCAGCGACTGCCCCGACTGCCTCGTGCACCACGACAGCCCGCCGTTCCACAGCGAGATGCGTCGCGCCATGAACGACCCCGACATCAAGCGCCTCGGCTTCAACCTGCCGCCGTACCACGCCAAGTCGACCGTCATCACGATCCGCAACACCGTCGAGCGCATCGCCCAGAACCCGAACTACCGGCGCATCATCGTGTCGAAGTCGATCGACTTCGCCCGCACGCTCATGGTCGGCATCCAAGACCTGCTGACCAACAGCGAGCTCTACGCCAACTGCGAGCGCAACCTCATCGACGACTGGGGCCCGTTCCGCACCGGCGAGAAGGGCGAGCGCTGGAACCAGTCGGCCATGTACGTCGCCGGGCGCACCTCGGCCCAGAAGGATCCGACCGTCATCGCCCTCGGCGTCGGTGGCCAAATCTACGGCCGGCGCGCCGACGACATCGTCTTCGACGACATCGCCACGGTGGCCAACCAGTCGAACCCCGAGAACGTCGTGAAGATGCTCGAGTGGATCGACAAGGAGGCGCTGTCACGCATCGGCAAGGCCGGCAAGGCCGGCTGGGTCGGCACCCGTGTGCACGGCGGCGACATCTACAGCCACCTCGCGAAGCGGGTCGGCTACACCTGGGTGCGCTACCCGCTCATCATCGACGACGAACAGCAACTCACCCTGTGGCCAGAGCACTTCCCATACGAGCAGGCCATGGTGCACCGCGGCGAGATGTCCGCCCGGGACTTCGCCCTCGTCTACATGAACCACGAGCTCCCAGGCTTCGGTGCCAGCTTCACCCCAGAGAACGTCGAGCCATGCTTCGATCATCTGCGCGGCGTTGGGCAGTTCGACCCGAAGTGGCGGTTGATCGCCGGCCTGGATCCAGCAGGTGGTGGGGCCGGCGGTGGCGTCACCTCGGCGCTTCTCTACGGCGTGGACCTTGAGACGGGCATGCGTTTCATCGTCGACCATCAGGCCACCCAAGGTATGCGCGCCCCCGAGCTCAAGGCGCTCATCTTCGACTGGTCCGATCGCTACCCGATCTACGCCTGGCGCGTCGAGAACAACGCCGTGCAGTCGAACCTCGTGCAGTTCAACGAGGACATCACGCGGCCCCTCGCCCAGCGCGGCACGCGCGTCGAAGGCCACGTCACCACCTCCAACAAGTGGGATCCGCAGGTCGGTGTCGAGTCGATCGCACCGCTGTTCTCGAGCGGCATGATCTCGATCCCGTGGGCGAACGAACCGAGCCGGCGCATCATGCAGCCGCTCATCGACGAGCTCTACACGTTCCCCATCGGCGTCAAGCAGGATCGTGTCATGTCGCTGTGGTTCGCCGAGCTCGGCGTGCGCGACATCCTGCGGCGCGCTGCTATGCCGCTGTTCGACCAGCGCACCGATCGCTGGCCGAACCGCATCAAGCGCAACCGTCGCATCGTCGACTTCGCCGAAGGCAAGGTCGAGCGTGTCGGGCTGCACGACCAGCTGCCGACGCGCGTGTTGCGCAACCGTCGCGTCGTCGGCCGGCTCACCGGCCACGGCACGCCGATGCCTCTGCAACCCATCAAGACGCCCCTCATCAACGTGGCGGGCTACGTGGAAGGTGACGATCTTGCTTGACCTCGTGGAGCTCCCCGGGCTCTGGACCGACTGGCGTTCGCGATTCAACGATCGAGCGGCGCGCTACGAAGAGATCGATCGCGTGGTGGCCGGCACGTACGACGTGTTCGACGCCGACGAGCAGACCGCACTCAACGCCTCGCCGAACTTCATCGAGACGGCACTCTCCGACACCGCCGAAGCGGCGTCGCTGGTGCCGACGGTGCGCTGCACCCCGCACCTCAACAGCGACCTGCAGCGCAAGCGTGCCGGCATCATGGAACGCATCGGCATGGCGTACATGACCGCCTGGGGCGCCGACCTGTTGATCCCGCACACGGTGCGCAACATGGCCCAGTACGGCCTCGGGTGCTGGGTGATCTGGCCCGACTTCGAGCAGCGCATCCCGCTGCTCGAGACGCGCGACCCGCGCACCTGCTTCCCCGAGCCGGGCTATCACGCAGGCGACAAGGTGCGGCGCTGCATGTTCACGCGCGACGTCTACCTCAGCTCGCTGTGCGCCGAGCACATGACCATCCTCGCCGGGTGGTACCTGTCGAAGGAGGGCCGCAGCCATCAGCGCATCACGAACCAAACGAAGGTCACGCTCGTCGAGTGGTTCGACGAAGACGAGTACGTCCTCGCCGCCCTCATGGCCAACAGCGGCGCCACTGCCGCCGGCTCCAGCGTCCGCTACACCCCCGTCGCCCTCGAGCGCATACCCAACCGTCTCGGTGTCGTGCCCGTGGTGCTCGGTGCCCGAATCACCGACGACGAGTTCCGCGGTCAGTTCGATCAGGTGCTTGACCTCCAGCGTGCTCACGTACGGCTGAGCTCGCTGGCGCTCGACTACGCCGACCAGTCGGTGTACTCCGACATCTGGGTGCGCGACCCGATGGGCGAGGTGTCCTTCGGTGGTGGCAGCTTCATCGAGGTCGGCCCCAACGGGGCCATCGGTCGCGTGCCGCCGGCCTCGAGCTCGCTGAACGTGCAGCGCGACCTGCAGCAGCTCGAGACGGGCATGCACCTCGGCGCGCGCTGGCCGCAGTCGCGCCCCGGCGAGATCAGCCAGTCGATCGCCTCGGCGAAGTTCCTCGAGTCGGCTGCCGGCATGATGAACACCGCCATCCGCACCTACCACCTGCTGCTGTCGCGCATGTTCGACCAGGCGCTGCAGATCGCCCTCGAGCTCGACGTGAAGCTCCTCCCGGGCAAGAAGACCATCAGCGGCGTGCTGCGCAACCAGAACTTCCTCGAGGAGTACGACACCGCCGACATCGAACTGAAGAACCGCATGCGTGCCGAGTACGGCATCGGCCTCGGCCGCACCTCGAGCGAGAGCGCCGTGCTCGCGATCCAATACGCCCAGAACGGGCTCATCAGCCAGGAGCTCGTGCAGGAGTCGATCGAAGGCGTCACCGACCTTGCTCGCGAGCGCGCCCGCATCGACACCGAGAAGCTGGCCGGCGTGCTGTTCGCCAAGATCCTGCAGGACTCACAGACCGGCGCACTGCCCGACGACCAACTCGTCGAGATCCTGAAGCGTCGCCAGAAAGGCGACGACATGGTCGCCCTCTACGAGGAGTTCGTCATCGCACCGAAGAAGGCGCAGATGCAGCCGGGCATCCCCGGCGCCGGCCCCGCCGGCCTCATGCCGGGCATGCCGATGGGCACGCCCCCCGGTGCGCCCCCCGGCGCCCCCGCAGGGCCCACACCGCCCCCGGCGCCCGACCCCTCGCAGCTGTCGGCGCGCCTCATCGCCGGTGACCGCAACGCCTCGCTCATGGCCCAGACCGGCGGTGGCCGGTGATGGCCGATCTGCATCGCATCGGCCCCGACGACGCCGAGTCGGACTCGTGGTGGGTGATCTCCGCGAGCGACCTGCGCTCCGCACTGGCGCGCGCTCGAGACGGTGAGGACGTCGACCTCATCGAGGTCGAGCTCTACGCCAACAGCGAAACCACCCAGTTCGGAGACGACGACTGATGGACATCCCTGAGAAGACCCCGAGCTCGGTGAACCAGCCGGCCTCTGGCACCTACGGCGAAGGTGCCGACCTGGCGCGCCTGAAGGCGCAGCTGCCGTCACCGTCGGCGCCGATCGGCTCGGGGCCCAACACCGAGCCCGCACCGGCGCCCATGGGCACCACGCCACCGCGCCCGCCCGACGGCGGGCAGTCGCCCATCGAAGGCCTGCCGGCGTCGCTGTTCACCCAGCCCACCACCCGGCCCCTCGAGCCGGGTACGGCCATGCCGTCGAACACGCCGCAGCCGTCGACGATGACCGGCCAGCAGCAGCGCATCATGATCCTCGACGCCCTCGCCAACGACCCGTCGCGCAGCGAAGAGACGCGCGAGTGGGCGCGCATGATGATCCGCATTCTGGTGGGCTGATGGGCATCCTCGAGGATCTCAAGAACCTCGTCGGCGGCACCGACGAGGAAGCCGCCGCTGCGCGCGAGCAAGGCATCGGTGGTGCGCTGCGTGCTGCGCCCACCAACGTGGGCAAGGCCGTCAACACGGCCGTGCAGTTCGGCGCTGTCGGTGACGTGTCGTCGACGATCGGCATGGCCACCGGGGCCGACCCGGTGTCGGGCTATCGCCAGTCGAAGGAGGAGCGCGGCCTCGGCCTCGCGACCCTGTTCGGCTTCGGTGGCGCAGCGAGCGCCATGGGCGTGCTGGCCGGCACCGGCCGCATGTCGAAGAAGGTGCGCGAGGCGCTCGACGCCGCACAAAACGCACGCGCCGATGCGCTCGCCGCCGACCAGGCGCTCGGTGTGCAGCGCATGTTCCGCCCCGAGCCGCTGCCCCAAGCGGTCGAGCAGATCGCCGGCATGCGCCAGACCGGCACGCAGATGCTGCCGGTGCAGAAGACGATCTCGGAGCTCGCTGCAGCGAACCAGCCCGTGTCGATCTGGAGCAGTCACGCCGCCAACGGCATGATCCGCTACCGCGACACGCACGCCTTCCTCGAGGCGTCACCGGATCCGCTCACCGGCTACGCCCGCCACGCTCGCACCCTCGTGCGCACCGACGACCCGGTCGGCCTCGCCCAGGCCGACGGGTTCGTGCGCGCCATGGGGCCGCGTTGGGCGAACACCACGCACTACCGCGCAGCCGGCGTGGTCGGCATGGCTGGCGAGGATGCCGAGCGCGCCCAGATCGTCATCGCCGGCTTCGAGCTGTCGCGCTTCAACGCCGCCATCGAGAAGGGCGTGTTGGCAAGCACGCAGAAGCACAAGAAGGGGCGCTTGGCCACGCAGGCGTGGGAGAAGCTGCGCAACGGCGAGCCGCTTATGCCGAAGGAGACAGAGGTGCTCTCCGACGTCATGGAGCAGTTCGCTGATGCCGTGTGGTTCCTCGACTCGCCCGAGCTCACCGGCACCCCGCTCGCCCACATCACGAAGGTGAACCTCGAAGGCGCCGAGCCTGTCGTCGGCGTGCGCTACAAGCAGTTCGACGCCGCCTCCATCGATCAGATGACGTGGAAGGAAACGAACCGGCGCATCAGTGCGCTGTTCGCCGGTGACCCCACCGCCATGGTCCCGGTGCTCACCTCGAACATCACGAACTTCACGAAGAAGTTCGTCGACGAGCACACCATGGAGTACTTCCGCGACTGGTACCCGCAGGCGCGCGTGTCGACCGGCGAAGCCGCAGCGCGCGTCGGCATGGACGCCGAGCGCTTCATCGTGCTCACGGCGATCATGTCGCCGGGCCAGCCGTGGGATGCGAACGTGCCGAAGGCCGAAGCGTTCGCACGCGCCCTCAAGGATCTCGAGGCGGGCAAGTTCAAGTCGCCGCTGCAGGGCGAGATCCCGCCGAAGATCCGCGCTGCGATCGAGCGCGAGATGAAGGACGCCGGGATCAAGGCGAAGAAGGGCCAGACCGACGACGGCTCCGAGATCACGCGCCTGTGGGCGGCGATGGCGCGCGGTGACTACTCCGACGGCAAGGGTCAGATGATCCCGCTCGCCTCGGCCGTGCAGGCCGTGCTGGTGTCGAAGGCCAAGGATCCGTGGGGCATCTTCACGAAGGGCACGACGCGCACCGCACCCACCAAGAGCGGGTTGCCGGCGGGCCTCAAGACCGCCGGCATGAAGAAGCTGTTCGAGGAGGGCGCCGATCCCGACGAGCTCTTCGCCATGCGCTCCAACAACCCGGACCAGCAGCTGAAGGTGCCGTCGTTCACGCATGCGATCGCACGCAGCGACGAAGAGGATCTGCTCGGCCAAGGCGAGTACATGGCCAAGCTGATGCACGGTGGCGGCATCTTCCGCGAGGGCCTCACCGATGCCGAGGTGATGAAGTCGCTGCGCGGCGAGCTCCCCGTCGTCGTCGACCGCCAGGCGTTCAAGATCGCCATGGGTTTCAGCGTCCTGCCCGACACGTTCCTGTCGGCACAGAAGGACGTGTTCGATTCGCTCGCTCAGGCGTATCGCAACGCTTCGCTTGAGCTCGGCGTGGTGCCCGCTCTCGGGCGCCACCTGCTGCCCGAGGAGCTGCAGGCAGCGACGTGGGTGCAGTACCGCATGCAGGGCCAGGTGAAGTTCGAGACGGGCGAGATCCCGCAGGGCTTCGACGTGCCCGAGTCGATGAACACGAACCTCAACCGTGCACGCGGCACGCGCCGCTGGGAGGCGGGCATGACGCGCCCGTCGCCGAACACGGTGCTCGCCGGCTACACCGAAGGCGCCGGCCCCGACCTCATCTGGGACCACAGTGTGTGGGATCTCATCACCGGCAACGCCGACCGGCTGCCGTGGCACGGCGTCGACGCTCTCGACCAGGGCACCAACTACGGCCGCTTCTACACGAAGGTCGTCGACTGGTTCGCCGATCCGAACCCGGAGACGCGCAAGCGTGCCGACTCGCCGCTGCGCGAGATCGACGTGCACATGGCACCCGACGGCACGATGAAGATCCTGTCGCCCGACACGCGCCCCGTCGTGTCGGGCGCACTCAACGCCCGCTACCCGATCATGGGCAAGCTCGAGTTCGACGAGGGCCCCAACGAGCAGGTGATGGCGCCGTCGTTCCCGGCGCCCGTGCCCGATGCTCGCGCCATCCTCGACAAGCTCACCGAGTCGACGGTGCACCGCGCGAAGCCCGAGCTGCGCGACGACACCGGCGCAGCGTTCTTCCCGACGAACGCACCGAACACGCTCGGCCTCGACGGCAACCACATGTGGGTGTCGACGGTGGCGTCGATGAACGCAGGCGACCAGTTCGGTGTCGCTGCGATGCGACAGGTGCACGCCGAGCTCACCGCTGCCGGCATCAAGGCCGAGATCACGTTGACCGATCCCTACATCGGCATCACGCGCCCACCGCTCACGCCCGACAAGGCGGGCGCCATGGTGCCGCTGTGGGATCCCGAAGAGGCGCGCCAGGCGGCGATCCTGCGCTTCGAAACCAACGACGATCTGCAGGCTGCAGCGCAGTGGATGCTCATCAAGAACGAGGACGGTGTCGCCAACTACAAGCGCATCTTCCAAGAGGAGATCCTCGACTCGCGCTACTACGTCGACAACGACATCTCGGCACCGCCGGGCACCACGGCGGTGTACGAGCACCACTTCAAAGACGCCCAGGGCCGCGTGCTCGTGAACCTCAACACGGCAGGCGACCAGTTCTGGTCGAACAGCCGCAAGGTGTACCTGCCCGAGGAGATGGCCAGCTTCGTCACGCCGGCGTTCACCACCGGCCTGCAGCCGGGCGCACCGATGCACACCATCGACCCGTGGGCCACCGTGCCGCCGATCGAAGGGCTCGAGGTGCGCGGCGTCAAGCCGACCGACGACGCATGGTCCGACATCGAGGTGCGTTCACCGTTCGGCCTCTACGAGGTGCGCACCCGCGACGCCGAAGGCAAGTGGTCGACGTGGAAGAAGCCGAAGGAGTTCGCCGTCTACATCCCCGACGACGGCACCCAGCCGCAGATCGCGATCGGCACCGACACGATCCCGGGTGTCGACCCGACGCGCATCGTGCGCGTGCGCGCCGGCAAAGAGCCCGAGTTCCACATGACGGGCGACAAGAAGGGCGAGATCAAGGTCGACCCCGACACGAAGAAAGAGATTTGGCGCAACGTCACCCAGATGATCCCGCACACCAACGAGCTCGGTGAAGCGGACGCTGTGTACGGTCGCCACGTCTACGAGCTCCTGCGTCGCGTCGGCTTCGACGGCCCGATGCGAGCAACCGAATGGAAGCGCACATGAGCATGCTCGAGAACTTCTCGGTGCCGGATCTGGCCACCGTCGACCTGGCGCGGCCGAACCTCACCCTCGACACCGGCGGCATCGAGGCGAAGCTGCAGTCGATCAACAACTCGACGCAGCTGTGGGCACTGCCGGCGCTGCCCGACGTCGTCAAGCTCGACCTCGCCAGCTACGGCGGGTTCGGTGCGTCACCGATCAACGAGTTCATCACCGGCCTCGCATCGGACATCGCTGCGCAGACCACCACCACGATCGCACCGCCGTCGGTCGACACGACGGCGTTCACCAACGCCACCAACACGCAGGTCGCGCAAGCGGTGTCGTCGCCGCTGCCGCAGGCGCCGCCGAACGTGCTGTTCGCACCCGAGGACGACTTCTCGTCCACGTTCCAGACCGCCTTCACGAAGCTCGCCGGCATCAGCGGGCCGAAGCGCCTCGCCACCGACAGCGTCGTGTCGATGAAGGCCGAAGCGATCAAGCGCGGCCTCATCCCCGCCGACACCCCACTCGACGGCTCGTGGGGTCGCCAGTGGAACGGCGTGCGCAGCGAGCTCATGAACGAGCAGTTCCGCGAGGTGCTCGCCGGTGACCGTCCCCTCGGCATGCCGATCTCGGGCGACGACGGCGTCATGGGTCTGCTCAACAAGTGGGCGTCACCGACGGGCCTCATCGGCTTGGCCACGCAGCTCGACTTCATCCCCGACTTCAAGCAGGTGGCGAGCGAGACGGAGCAATGGGGCAACAAGTGGCGCCGCTGGTGGCAGAACAAGACGTCGCCGCGCGACTTCATCGATGCGGTCACCGGACCCATCGACGACGTCGCCTTCCCGATCATCAACACCGCCCTGCTCTTCACCGGCGTCAGCGGCGTCGTCACCTACGGCCGCGCTGTCGGCATGGGCTCGCGGTTGAACGCCGCCGCACAGGCGGGGCGCGGCATCTCGATGTTCGCTGGCGTCACCGGTCTGCCTACCACCGGGGCACGCATCCTCGGCACCGGTGCGCGTGCGTTCGACGTCGCCGCTGAGGTGAAGCGCATGCAGCAGGCGTCGCTCATCGCCACCCGCCTGCAGAAGGCCGGCGGCATCGCCGGCCAGCTCGGCGCCGGCCTCGAGAAGTGGCGCCAGCTGAGCTCGACGGTGCTCATGAAGAAGGCGGTGCAGTCGGGCATGAAGGTCGGCTTCGCCGGCCGCGTCGAAGAGTTCCTGCTGCCCGATCGTCAGCTCGGCATCGGGCTCACCGGTGAAACCGGTGGGACCACCGAGCAGCGCGCGGCGACGTTCGACGACTGGTGGAACCGCAAGATCGACAACCCGTGGTCGATGGCTGCGTACAGCGTCGCCGAGGTGGCGTTGTCGCCGACCAACATCTTCAAGCAAGGCTCGATCGTGGGCCCGCTGAAGTCGGGCACCAACCGCATGCTCGACGCCGTCGTGGGCACCACCAACGACCGCTACAACGCCGTCAGCTTCGTCACCGCTGCCGCCGAGCAGATCCGTGCCACCAACCCGAAGCGCGCCGACGAGATCCTCAGCAGCGTGCGCGCCGGCAAGGGCAAGCAGGCGCTCATCGACATCTACGGCGGTGGCGACGAGTGGCGCGCCGGCAAGGTCGTCAACTGGCTGCAGTACAACGCCGCACTCAACAGCTACGCCCGCAAGGAAGCGGCGCTCGCCATCGGCGAGGTGCACGGGCCCGCCTACGAGCGGGCGTTTCGTGCGTTCCGCATGTCGGCACTCAACCAGGCGCGCGGCGCCGACTTCGATCTCGACACCGAGTTCGGGCGCGACGCCTACCGTGCGCTCGCCTCGAAGATCGCCGCCGTCGACGAGGCACCCACCGCCGCTGCAGCGCGACGTAAGAAGATTTGGGACGACCTCGCTGAGATCCACGAGGAGACGCCCGAAGGGCTCGCGCTGCGCGCTCGCGCCAAGACCGACCTCGAGCAGCACGCCAAGGTCCGCCAGGGCACGTTCAAGGATCTGATGGAAGGGCTCGAGCCAGAGGATCTGGCGCGCGAGATCGGCGACGCCTGGCCGACGATCGACAACTGGGACGCCTTCGAATCGAGCATGCGTCAGCTCGAGGATGCGACCGCCTTCGCACCCGACGGCGCCGTGCTGCGCTCGGTGCAGGACATCCGCACCGGTGAGTTCGCTCACCCGCTGCTGATGGACGACCTCGGCGACATGATCAACAACCCGAAGTTCACCGGCCGGCCGCTCGAGTGGTTCGATCGCACCAAGGCCCAGATGCAGGAGGGCCGCGGTCGGCTGACGGTGGCGCGCAAGGATGCGGTCACGGCCGGCGCCATCGAGGCGTACATCGATCAGATCAACTGGCTGAAGGCGCGCCAGGTGGCGATCGGCATGAACGACGTCGGCGTGACCGGCCTGCCGCTCAACACCGAGCGGTGGGGCCAAGGCCTCGGCGACTACGCCAACTCGGTCGGCAAGGCCGTTGCCGATCTCGATGCGAACGACATCAAGGCGTGGATCAAGGACACGCCGTCGATCGGTGGGTTGCGCAGCGTGGCCACGCAGTGGGCCGAGACGGTGACGTGGACGGCGCGCAACGGCGTCGACCACATGGACGCTCACGGCTTCCTCACCCGCAAGCTCGACGAGCTCCAGAACAACGACACGTTCTGGAGCCGCGCCGGTGTCGAGAAGTGGAACGGGCCGCAGCAGTACACGCTCGACGAGAAGGTCAAGAAGCTGCAGGAGCGCATCGAGTTCGTGGCCAAGGACGTCGTCGTCGACCCCGAGCTCGCCGCCCGCCTCGACGCCGCCGGCTACAAGCCGGTGTTCGGTTCCGACTTCACGGTGCCCACCGACATCATGGACCTCGCCGGGCCGTTGCCCGAGATCAAGCGCCTCGACCTCGCACGCAAGAGCCTCGGCACCTTCGTCGGCCACGATCGTTCGTTTCACACGGTGCAGGCGCAGATGCGACGCGACCGCTTCGACCGGCTCATCCCGGCGGTGCTGAAGCGCCAGCTCGACAACGGCGTCGACATCGGGCCTCGTGGCGTCGACATCATCAACGACCCGACCAACGTCGGCGTGCAGTCGCTGTGGAAGGACTTGCAGGCCGAGGCTCGCCGCATCGTCGAAGCGAACAACGAGGCGGCGCGCGTGCAGTCGCAGGCCGGGTTCCTCACGTCGCTGTTCGGCCGCGCCGGCCTCACCGGCATGCCGTCGTCGCCGTACCGCATGAGCGAGAAGCAGATCCGTGCCGCTCTCGGCGAAGGACTCAGCGACGCCGGCATCAAGGCCGTCGTGGGGGCCCTCCTGCGGGCCCAGAACACCGGCTGGGAGTATCGGGGCCTCCTCACCCTCGAGGACGCCATGGTGTCCAACAGCTGGCTCCGTGGGGGCCTCAAGGCGCTGTCGGGTCACACCGCCGAGACGGACTTCGCTGCGTGGGCGCGCACGGCCGGCGTCGGCCCGAAGGCGATCCGCCCGGTGACGGCCACGCTGGCCCAGCCGCTGCAGGCGTTCCGCGAGATGGACTTCGCCAACAAGCACCGGCTCGCCTACGCGATCGCCGGCACCGGCATCGCCCTGCAGTCCAACGAGCAGATGGGTGGCGACAACCCCTTCGTCGCTGGCGCCGTGGGCGCAGCCACCGGCGCCGTCATGGGGCCGCGCATCGTCAACCCGCGCAACGTCATCCGCGCCTACGCCGCCTTCCAGGCCCAGTCGGTCGCGATGGGTGCGGGCGTCGAAGACCAGAACCAGCGCATCGGCATCGCCCTCGGGGCCGGCCTCCTCGCCGGCACCGGTGCGAAGCGTGGCGCCTCCAAGGCCATCCACTTCCTCGACAACAAGGGCTGGGCCGAGTACTCGCGGCTCGGCCGCACGGCGCGCGTCACGCGCGACCGTCTGCGCTTCGCCCTCAACCCGATCTGGGACGCCCAGCGCTACACCGAGGGCATCACGCAGGCCGTCATGGCCGACCTCCCACCGGGGGTCACGCTGCCGGTCACCGCACGCCCCATGCAGCGCCTCCTGCGCGACTACCCGGGGCTCACCGCCGACGATGCGACGCGCCACTGGCGCGAGGCGAGCGGGCACATCTGGGACCACGACACGCTCGACTCCATGCAGGACTGGTTCAGCGACCGCGGCATCATGGGCTTCAGCCCCACCGAGTGGCACGCCGCAGCGTTCGGTCAGCTCACGCGCCAAGGCATGGACGAGGTGTCGGCGGTCGCCGCCGTCGAGAAGGCGTTCCTGTTCGGCATGCGACGCAGCGGACTCGAGAGCTCGGTCAACTTCGTCTTCTTCCCGTTCAGCTTCCAGAAGCACCTCGTCGGCAACATGGCCCGCTTCGCCGCCCAGGACATGGGCCGCGTCACGCTGATGCACGACTCGATCAAGGTGTGGGACGCGCTCAACGAGCGCTACGACCTCCCCGAGCGGTGGCGCGCACACCTGCCGATCCTGTCGCAGGTGCGCAAGTTCAACCCGTTCGCCTACGGCATCACGCCCGGCGAGTTCGGTGGCGTCAACCGTGCCACCTACGAGGCGTTCAAGCGCCTCGACGGTGTCAACGAGGCGCACGATGCGGTGGCCAACGCCTTCCTCCCCCAGGGCATGCACGTCAACACCGAGTCGGGCTTCGACAACTGGCAGTCGTACAAGGGCAAGGTGCAGCGGCTCCTGCCGATCTGGCGCGAAGCCGAGGACATGTACCAGGAGGTGCTCGTCGAGCAGCTCCACACGTTCGGCAGCGAAGAGCACATCTCGAAGCAGACCGAGATCGATCGCGGTTGGGCCGAGCACGGCAAGCTCAACGACAGCATCAACGAGATGCTGCGCTCCAACGGGCTCGAGTACTCCAAGGTGATGCGCGCCGAACAGGGCTCGGCCCTGTTCGAGGTGAAGCAGCTGATTCAAGACCAGCGCTACGCCCTCGAGACGAAGTACCCGGCGTGGCGGCGCAGCAAGGAAGAGTCGACGCTGCGCGCCGTCGAACGCAACAGCGAGCTGCGCAAGATCATCAACAGCCCCCAGGACGACGTCGAGGCGAACGCCGCCGACTTCGCCTCCCAACTCGACTTCCTGTCGGGCGTGCTCGGCTTCAATGTGGAGACGGAAACAGAGCAGCTCACCGCCGAGCAGTTCGACACGATCCGGCGCACCGCCATCAGCAAGGCACGACAGACCCCGGGCTTCCAGACCATCTACCGGGCCTACTACCAACGGCTCTTCGGCCCGATCGAGAAGGAACTGCGATGACCAAAGACGAGCTCCTGGCCCGGCTGAAGAAGGGCGGCATCAACGAGGCGCACGCCAAGCAGATCGCCGATGGCATCGACCCCGACACGCTGACGCGCCTCGACGACGCTGCCGGCGGGCAGCTCATCGACGAGTACCAGCGTCAGCGCATGGTGTCGCCCAACACCACGGGCCGTGTCGCACCGAAGGTCGACGTCAAGAAGGTCATCGCTGCAGCACCAGCGATCGCAGCGCAAGCGCGCGCTGCGTCGACGGTGCGCAACGCCACCACCGCTGCGGGCAAGTCCGACGAGACGGCCGACCAGGACGCCCAGTCGGCGCGTCTGCTCGTCGAAGCACAGCAGACCCCGGCGAACGCTCGCACGCCCGAGCAGCAGGAGCGCATCAACCGGTACCTGCAGCAGAACCCCGGCCAGTCGGAGAACTCGATCGCCGATCTCGCAGCAGGCAAGCTCGCTGCGGGCAACGAGGCCGAGCTCAAGGATCGGCTGATGCAACAGCTCGGCGTCGACGAGGCCGGGCTCGACGCCATCCAGCGCGCTGCGGCCGCACGCATGGGCAGTGATCTGCCGTACTCGGTGATGTTCAACCTGGCGCGCGGCGACCAGGAGTTCCTGAAGATCGCCGATGAGACGAAGGCCAAGCGCAACGGCTACGCCGTCGGCTCCTACAACGCCTACACCGACCCGTTCACCGGCAAGCAGGTGATGGTGCGCGCCGGCACCGACGAGGCGCTGCGGACGAAGATCCCCGGCTTCGGCGACTACGGCCGTGCGGCGACGCGCACGGTCGTCGACTCGAGCGAACGCTTCGCCGGCAAGATGGGCTTCGAGAACATCTACGGGCTGTTCGCCTACACGCTCGGTGTCTTCGATGCGAACCAAGAGCCGACGATCACCGATTGGTCCGAAACCGACGACGCCGAGGCGGTGTGGAACAGCAACGCCGCGAGCGGTCGCGCTGCCGACCCGGGCTCGGTGCGTCGCAACTTCGCCCGCAACCAGCTCCAGAAGATGGGCAAGATGCCGCCGCGCTTCCTGCCCGACGGCACGCTCAACCCGGTGTACCAACCGCGCACCGGTGGCCAGATCCCCACCTCGGCCGACTCGGTGAGCTTCACGTCGATCTATCAGGACATGTGGAACAACCCCGAGAAGTACGTCGACGACGACTTCTGGACCACCAACGACGCCGCCTACAAACAGGCCCTGTGGGATGCGAAGAACGCCACCGACAGCGATGCGGCGATGATGTCGGACCTCAAGCGCGAGCGCATGTACGAAGAGCTCAAGCCGAAGCTCGACGCCTACCTCGCCGAGTTCGGCGACGAGAACTCGCTCGCTGCGATCGTGGCCGTGCACAACGCCGATCTCGGTCGCAAGATGGCGCGTGGGCTCGAGCTCACCGACGAGGATCTCTACAACGCCTCGCTCGTGTTCGGCGGGCTCGACCCCGCCGACGTCGGCATCGTGCGCGACGGCCTCGGCCGCTACCAGATGCGCAGCGAAGCCAACAAGGCTGCGAAGGGCCCGACGATCATCCAGCCCGATCGCGAGAAGATCACCCAGGGCATGCAGGAGCTGTACCGCTCGATGTTCCACGCCGACCCCAACGGCGACGAGCTCGGTGCGCTCGTCGAACAGATCGCCGGCCAGTACATCAGCTCGCAGTACTCGAAGACCGATTTCGATCCGCAGGCAGCAGCGACCGCTGCGTTGCGCGGCACCGACATCTACAGCCAGCTCTACGGCAACCGCCCGTCGGGCATGTCGGACGCCGACTACAGCGCCCAGTTCGAACGCACCGGCCAAGCCATGCTCGGCGGCATGCAGGCACCAGGAGCGGCCATCCAGGCCGGTCTGCGCAACAACGATGCGAACCTCACCGCTGCGGTGATCAACGCCGACAAGAAGAGCTGGGAGAACAGCTCGTTCCTCGAGCAGTTCTACCGTTCCATGAACATCGCGAATGAGATGACCTGATGCCCCAAGCACTGCCCAAAGACGGCACCCTCATCACCGACGACGATGGCCACAAGTGGGTCATCTACAAGCTCGGCAACTGGTACATGACGTTCGACCTGGGCGACCCGGCGAACTACGGCGACTACGACCTCGCCGGCTTCCAAGAAGAAGGCGCCCGCTACTTCGGCGGCGTCGACATCTTGTCGCTGCAGAACATGATCGGCGGCGGCAAGACCGAGGTGCTCACCTCGGCGCAGAACGGCTTCGGGTCGATGGCTGCGTTCTGGGAGTCGGCGCTCAAGGTGTTGGGCAACCCCGACGCTCGCAACGACGCCGAGATCCAGAAGATCATCGTCACCCGCATGCAGCGCCCGACGATGTCGGAGACGGAGTTCCGTGCGCTCCTGCAGGGCACGAAGTGGTACCAGCAGCGCACCGAGAAGCAGCGCACCTGGAACGACATGGGCGAGGCCGATCGCAAGCGCGAGGTCGACGACACCAAGGCGAAGCTGCGCGAGTCGTACCTCGAGACGTTCGGTCGCTACCCCGACGACAGCATGATCGACGGGTGGGCGAACGACGTCGCCTCGGGCCAGCTCGGCTACGGCGCCGTCATCGATGCGATGCGTCGCCAGGCAGCCGGCGACCCCGAGTCGCCGTGGTCGCGCACGCTGCGCTCCGAGGACGAGAACCGTCGACGTCGCGGCCAGGAGATCACCGACCTCACCGGCCAGCTGCGCCAGCAGGCCGAGCGGTGGGGCGTGCGTCTCACCGACGAGTCGCTGAAGGCGTGGTCGAACGACATCGTGACGCGCAACAAGTCCGAGGTGGACTTCGAAGAGCTCATGAAGGATCAGGCGATGGCCCTGTATCCGAACAAGCCGCGCGAGCTCGCCACGGTCGACTACGCCCAGTCGTGGATGTCGTCGTACTCACGGCTGCTCGAGAAGTCCGACGCCACGGTGTTCAACCCGTTGGTGCAGTCGGCGATGCAGCGAGGTGTCAACCTCGCTGACTTCGAGGTCGAGCTGCGCAAGCGGCCCGAGTGGATGGAAACCAAGAACGCACAGGACCAACTCGCCGGCAGCGTGTCGCGCATTGGTCAGCAGATGGGGATGGTCTGATGCCGGTCAACGCACTCGACAAGGTCTACGCAGCGTTCCCGTGGCTGCGCGATCTCGGCATCGGCAACGAGATCGTGGGGTGGGTGCAGGACGGCTACACCGACGACGCCCTCATCGGCCTCGTGCGCCAGACCACGCAGTGGTCGACGATGTTCGCCGGCATCAAGCGCCCCGACGGCACGCTGCGTTTCAACGAGGGCCAGTACCTCAACGTGAAGGATGCCTACTCGACGTTGATCTTCAACTACACCGGCAAGCGCGTCACGAGCGCAGCGCAGATCCAAGGGCTCATCGAGAACGAGGTGTCGCCTGACGAGATGGAGAAGCGCCTGCAGGTGTACGACACCATCAAGCGCGACGGTGGCTCGGTGCGCTCGGCGTTCTACGTCTATGCCGGCATGCGGCTCAGCGACGACGACCTCTACGAGTACGCCGTCGACCCCACGAAGAAGAGCCAGCTCGATGCGCAGTACACGCAGCAGAGCTCGGCCACGAACCTCACCTACGACATGTGGATCACGCGCGCCACCGAGGTGGGTCTGCAGAACGTCACCGACCAGCTGCTCGCACTGCGCGACCAAGGCGTGGCCACCGACGAGGCGATCCGTCGCGTGCAGTCGATCAACCCGGACGCTGCGCGCCAGATGACCGATCTGCTCTACCACGGTGGTGATCCGTCGGGCGGCAACTTCTTGCCGCTCAACGATCTGATGCGTGCGTTCGAGTACGCCCTCATCGGCTCGGCTGCCACCGAGCAGGGCTTCGCTCTGCCCGATGCGCAGCGCATCGAGGCGTTCCGCAAGGCGGGCATCGATCGCGCCAAGGCGCTCGACGTGTACGGGTCGTTCAGCTCGCAGCTGGGCAAGATCCAGGGCATGACGTCGCGCATCGGCCAGCAGTTCGGCCAGGCCGAGTGGGAGAACGCCCAGTTCCTCCGCAGCGGCGCCGAGATGGCGGTGCTCGGCCAGGCTGCCGCCCAGGAGGCGGCGTTCGGCAAGGCCAACAACAGCGGCGAGTTCGGCTTCGACGCCGCCGGCCGGCTGCGCCAGCGAGGGCTCGCCCTGACGTGACCTGGTTGCTGGCGCCGTGTTCCACGGCTCCCCTTGGTCTTGGGGGCTGTTCAGCCTCTACCGCTCTCGTGGGCTCGAGTCCCACCAACCAGCAACTGCCCGCAAGGTACCGCCCGACGTGAGGTGCTTGACGATGCATGCAGCCTGCATGTATGTTGCGCGTCACCTGCTCGACGGACCCCCGGGTCGAGCGGCGTTGACCTCGGGGAGTGGAGCGCACCATGACTGCCGACATTGATCCCAATGCGACAGGGGGCCAGCTCCGCACACAGCTGGAGAACACCCTCTCCGAGAACCGCACGATGCGCGACGAGCTCCTGGGCCTCAAGGCCGAGAAGATCATCGCCACCAAGGGCTACAGCGGGACGCTGAAACCCGAGGATCTCAAGGGTGTGGCGCTGGACCAGCTCGAGGCCAAGGCCGACGAGCTGCACACAGCCCGGCTCTCCGACCTCACGAACCTCGCCACCGAGCGGTTCACGGCCCAGGGATACCAGGGCCAGGAGCTCGAGCGGATGGTCACCGAGTTCGTGCAGGGCAAGCCGACGACGCACCCCGACGCCGCAGCGACAAACCGCGCGAGGGCCACGGGCGCAGCGGTGGGAACCCCCCCGCCGATCGTCAACCCCGATGGCCTCTCGGCGCGTCAGAAGATGCTCGAGGGCCTGAAGGCGCAAGGCAACAAGCGCAAGTAGCCCGCCCCTCCTCGAGGGGCTCAGCCCCTCCCAGGAGACATCATGCCGTCGGGTTCGTTGACCCTTCTCGAAGCCGCCAAGAGTGGCTCCGACCTGCTCCACGATGGCGTCGTCGAGACGCTCATCCAAGAGAGCCCCCTGCTCGAGATGCTGCCCGTGATCACGATCAAGGGCAACGCCATCAAGCACCGCGTCGAGGGCGATCTGCCCACGCCGGCCTACCGCCAGGTGAACGCCACCTACAGCCGCTCGTGGGGCTCGGACCTCGAGCACTTCTGGGGCGTCACGATCCTCGGTGGTGAGGTCTTCATCGACAACTTCATCATCAACACGATGGGCAACGAGTGGGACGAGAAGGCCCGCCAGTACGCCAAGTTCGCGAAGGCGATGAGCCGCACCTTCGACGCCGACTTCTTCGACGCCGACGGCACCTCGAACAAGTTCAAGGGCGTCAACCAGCTCATCACCGAGGGCTTCGGCCTCACCGTTGCGGCGAACAACAACCACGCCGACGGTGGCACCCTCACCCTCGACGACATGGACATCGCCTTCGACCTGTTGCGCGACCAGTCGATGCCCGATGCGATCCTGTGCAACCGCACGCACCGTCGCAAGGTCACGTCGCTGGCCCGCACCGCCGTCACCGGCGTGTCGTTGATCGACGTCGGCACCGACGTGTTCGGCCGCAAGGTCAACATGTACAACGGCGTCGGCATGCGCATCATCGGCGACGACATCAACGGCACCGCCATCCTCGGCTACGACGAGACGCGTGGCGGCTCGGCGGTGCGCTCGAGCATGTACTTCGTCGCCTTCGGCGAGGACAAGGTGTCGCTGCTCCTCGGAGCCGGCGGCTCCTTCTCGGTGCGCGACTTCGGTGAAACCGAAGCCGCCCCCGGCCACCTCGGCCGCGTCGAGTGCTACCCAGGCATCGCGATCTGGTCGCCCTACTCCATCGTGCGCCTGCAGGGCATCGCGAACGCCTGAGCTCTCGAGCTCCGAACACCACCTCGTAGAAGGAGAACGAAATGCCAGGAACCCTCGCATCCGACTCGCTCGCCGTCGTGCTGCACTCTGCAGCGATCACGTCGGCGACCACGACCACGGGCACCGGCCAGTACGTCGGCTGGCCCGGTGACGTCCAGGTCGAAGCCGACCCGGGCACCATGACCGGCACCCACACCTGCGACATCGAGATCCAGGGCAGCGACGTGTCGAACTTCGGTTCGGGCGTCGTGAAGCTCGGGCGCTTCGCGCAGATCAGCCAGGCGGCGACCGCCACCCAGCGCATGAACGTGTACTGCAACAAGAAGTACATGCGTGCGGTGATCGTCACCGCCGGCACCGTGACCGCCGACAACGTCGTCGTCACCGTGCGGCCCCCGCACTACCAGCGCACGCCCGACACCACGGCGTGATGAACGGGGACTCGCGCACCGAGTTCCAGAAGCGTGTCGGTGTCGGAGAGCGTGCTCGGTTCGCTCTCCGACACCGCGGCACGTCCCGCGTCCGCCCGACGTTGATCGAAGAGGGCAAGCGCGCCGGCCAGGTGGGCGGTCATCACACCGACCACTGGGACGGCCGAGTCGACGCCACACCCCAGCCGCGGCCCATCCGGGTCAAGGCCTTCTCGCAGTCGGAGGACTGACCCATGGCCATCACCGCAAGCGGCCTCTTCGTGCCCACCTTCCTCGACGTGTTCGATGCGACGCAGCTCGCACTGAACCTCGTGGGCGACACCATCAAGGGTGCGCTCTACACCAACTCGGTCACGCCGAACTTCTCGACCGACACCGCCTACTCGTCGGCGCCGTACACGAGCAACGAGGTGACCGGCACCGGCTACACCGCCGGTGGCGCCACGCTCGCCACGAAGAGCTTCACGGAGTCGCCCACGGGCACCCTGATGTTCGACGTGTCGACGGATCCGAACTGGACCTCGAGCACGATCACGGCGCGCGGCATGCTCGTCTACGACGACACGCTGGCGGGCAAGAACGTGATCGGCCTCGTGAACTTCGGCGCCGACTACAGCACCACGTCGGGCACGTTCACCGTCCAGCTCGCTGCCACCGGGTTGTTCTACATCGACATCACCCCCTGAGCCATGGCGCTCTCGAGGACGAACCGGGGCACGAAGTCGTTGTCGCTGGCCGTGCAGGCCACCGACACGCTCGTCTCCGATTCGTTCTCGCCCGCCGCCGGCTCGCTGCTGGTGGTGTTGTTCGACGAGTACACGCGCGATGCGACGCCGTCGCTCACGATGTCGTCGACCTTCAGTGGGCAGGGGGCATGGACCACCTACAGCTTCACCGCCACCGACGACGGCTTCGGCAACTTCTTCGTCGGGCGCATCGCCGTCTCGGTATGTGGGGCGTCGCCTGGCACTGGCACCGTCACCTGCACGCGGCGCGCCGGCAGCGTTTCGATGAGCATGTTCGCCGAGTTCATCGAGGTGTCGGGCCAGAACGCAGTGGCGCAGTCGAAGACGAACGTGGGCACGGGTTCGACGCTGGCGCTGAACTTCGATAGCGCACCGGCGGCGAGCTCGATGGTGTTCGCCTCGTGCATCGATGGCGGCTCTGGCGCCATCGATGTGCCGAGCGGGTTCACGATGCTCGGTGCGTTCGCACTCGACACCTCGTGGCGCGTCGAGCACGCCGAGGATCTGGCCTCGGCGGCGCAGAACAACTCGTGGTCGAACCTCGGGTCGTTCAACAACGGTGCGGTCGGCATCGAGATCAGTGAGCAGTCGGGCTATCCGATCACCAAGCGGTGGGGCGGCGTAACAGGCAAAGGACGTTGGTGACATGGCAGCTTCAGACGCACAGCCGATGCCGGTGCGCAACCGCGCCTATCGCGAGACGTTCCCGATGTTCACCTCGGCCGGCGCACTCGTCACCACGGGCACGATGACGGTGACGATCTCGAAGGACGCCGGCACGTTCGGCAACCCTTCGGCCGGCGCGACGACGGCCACGCAGATCGCCACCTCGAGCGGCGTGTGGTACGTCGATCTCAGCTCGACCGACATGAACTGCGAGACGTTGGTGATCAAGTGCACCGACGGCACGAACCCGCCGACGATCATCGTCATCAAGCCCTACGAGATCAAGCAGCTGTCGGGCGTGCCCGGGTTCAGCGACGGCTTCAACGGCATCGAGGAGCTCCTCTCGCACCTGCTGGCCATGTCGCGCAACAAGATGCTGACCACGTCCTCGAGCGTGACGCTCTACCAGGACGACGGCACGACCGTGCAGGCGTCGCACACCCACTCCGACGATGGGACGACCTACACCCGTAACGAACTGGCGTAGGCCATGGCCTTCGCCGTCACCCACCGCGCCACTTCGACGGGCGGCACCACCGATGCGGCGACGCGTGCATCGGCGTCGTTCACGCCGGCAGCCAACTCGCTGCTGGTCGTGTTCGCACAGGTCGAGGGCAACGCTGCGGGCACCGCCGAGGTGCCCTCGTGGTCGATCTCGAACACCGGTGGCCTGACCTTCACGAAGCGGGTCGAGTCACCGTCGCTCAGCGCCGCGTACTACGGCACGATCGTGTGCTGGACCGCTCAGGTGGGCGGCAGCCCGTCGGCGATGACGGTGACCGTCGACCCCTACTCGGGCTCGAGCACCGGCTGGATCTCGATGTCGGTCTTCGACGTCACCGGCCACGACACCACGACCCCGATCGTGCAGTCCGCCGCCGAGAACGAGGACAACAACTACGCCACGCCGGGCACCAACATCTCGCGCACCACCACGGTGACGCTCGGCAGTGCGGCGGACACCGACAACCTGCTCCTCGCCGGCTTCGCCGGCACGTCCGATGCGGGCTCGATCCCGTCGACGCCGACGTCGTTCACGAGCATCGGTTCAGCGGCCGGCCCCTACGAGTCGATCCGCACCGCCTACCGCACGAGCACCACCCAGACGACGGTGGCTTCGACGGCGACGTGCTACTTCAACTTCGGCGCCGTCGTCGAGATCGCTGCGGCCGGTGGCGGCTCCGACGCCACGGTGAGTGCGGCGGCGATCGCCGCCACGGCCTCGGTGCCCACGCCGACGATCACGCGCACCGCCACGGTCGCTGCCACGGCGATCGCTGCGACCGCCGCCCTCCCGGCGCCGACGATCGTGCGCAGTGCCACGGTGCCAGCTGCGGCCATCGCAGCCACCGCTGCGGTGCCGACCCCGACCATCGTCCGCTCGGCCACCGTGGTGGCCACGGCGATCGCTGCGGTGGCGGGCGTTCCCACGCCCACCATCGCGCGCTCAGCTACCGTCGCTGCGGCAGCCATCGCAGCGACGGCCTCGGTCCCCACCCCCACCGTCACGGTGGGCGGGGATGCCACGGTGAGTGCTGCAGCGATCGCCGCGACGGCGGGGGTGCCAACCCCGACCGTGACCCGCTCTGCGACGGTCACCGTCGCTGCGGTGGCTGCCACCGCTGCCGTGCCGGCCCCGACGGTCACCAGGAGCGCCACGGTGGCCGCTGCTGCGATCGCAGCGACCGCTGGGGTACCTACACCCACCATCGTGCGCACGAGCCCGTTCCGGGCCTCTGTGTCGGGCCGGATGATGCCGACCGGCCTCACCAACCGCGCCACCCGGCAGATGCATGCAGGGCGCATCTACCTCAGCTTGGGGAATGCGGTCGTCACCCCGGCCGCGATCGCTGCCACAGTTGGGGTACCCGCCCCGACGATCACCCGCTCGGCCACCGTCACCGTGGTGGCCATCGCCGCCGTCGTCACCGTGCCGGCACCCACCGTCGACGTCCCTTCGCCGAGCGCCACCGTCGTCGTGCAGGCCATCGCCTGCACCGTCGGCTTCGGCGCCACCGTCGACATCCCGACCACCGTGGTGGTCGAAGCGATCGCTGCCATCGCCGGGTTCCCGACGTTGCCGCGCATCCAGGCGCTGCGGCGCCAAGACTGGACCCGCCTTCGCGTCAACACCGACGCCACACTCCCCGAGGTGCGCCACCGTGGCCGTTGATTTCGCGACCCTCTTCCAGACCTTCTACCCGCCGGGCCCCGGCCGGCAGTACGTGAACCCTTCGACGGGCAGCGACTCGAACGCCGGCACGGCCGGGTCACCGAAGCGCACCATCAGCGCAGCCCAGTCCGCCCTCGGGTCGGCCGGCGGCATCGTGTGGTGCGCCGACGGGGTGTACCCGTCGGGTCAGGTCATCTCGGGCACCTACGCACTGAACTCGCGCCTGCTCGTGATGGCCCAGAACATCGAAGGCGCAACGATCGTCTGCAACAGCAACGACGGCATCGCCATCAGCGGCCGAGGCATCGGGGTCTACGGGTTCCACATCACCGGCAACGGCGACACCGGCTCGTTCGTGTACCAGAAGTGCATCCTGATCTACGGCGGCGCCACCTACGTGTCGGTGTGGAAGAACTACTGCTTGAAAGGCTGCGAGGCAGGCATCGGCGTGCCGTCGCAGAACCTCGTCAGCGACTACATCGACATTTGCTACAACACCGTCGAAGAGTGCGGGCGTTGGTTCTTCAACGCGGGCTCGGGCATTTCGATGTACGAGTGCCGCCAGGCCGACAACAACCCGGGCCCGCACATCAACGTCATCGGGAACCGCTGCTTCCACAACTACAACAACACGAGCACGGCCAACACCGACGGCAACGGCATCATCATCGACGACTTCTTCAACAGCCAGAACGGCTACAGCAACGACCACCGTGGGCTCGTCGTGGTGGCCGGCAACCTGTGCGTCGACAACGGCGGGCGCGGCACGCACAGCCCGTGGTCGACGAACGTGTGGCATGCGTTCAACACCTGTGCCGACAACATGTGGCAGGTCGAGCCGGGCTCGCGCGGCGGCGAGTGCGCCGTCGGCGGCAGCCTCAGCAAGCTGAACTGCAACGTCATCTGCCCCGACTCGGGGCGCTATGCGAACGGCCAGATCGTCTCGTCGTACTTCCACACCTCGTCCGACTTCGGTGGGCGCTTCATCGGCTCCTACGTCGGCGACAACACCGCACTCGCCGGCTCGTACTTCGGCAGCAACGACGGGTCGGTGCGCAACCGCACCGGTGAAGGCAAGAACTACTTCAAGGACACGACGCCGACGCTCGCACCGCGCACGCTCGAGCTCGCCGACCAGTGGCGCCCCGAGGGCGGCAGCGGCGCCGTCGAGACGACGGTGCTCACCCAGGCCGAGTACGACATCTTGTCGCGCTGGCCCGACATGTTCGGCGACTACCGCCCGGCGCGCACCACCGGGTGGGCGCACGGCTTCGCCGAGCCTTCGGCGACGACACCGCCGACAGGCTCGCACCCCTACACCGGCCCCGGCTCGGGTGCCGGTTCCGTCGTGTCGAGCTCGAGTGGTGGCACCGGCTACGGCGGCACCATCACCAACGTCATCTACCGCATGCTCGGCATTGACGGCACGGTGATCAACGCACGCGCCGTCATCATCGTGCCGGGTGGTTCGGCGCCGGCGAACGGTCGCAACGTGATCGCGATCTGCCACGCCGCCGACGGCCTCGAGTCGGGCGGCGGGATCCAGGCCGACTCGGTCGGCGGTGACATCTCGACGTTGATCTCGTCGGGCTACGTGGTGGTGTGCGTCGACAACGAAGGGCTTAACGACTCGTCGACCGGCAACACGAAGCCGAACCCGTACATCAACCGCAACAGTGCGGGCCGCGGCGTCATCGATGCGGTGCGCGCCACCGCCTCGCTCACGTCGATCTCGGGCCACGTCGCTGCGTGGGGCTGGAGCCAGGGTGGTGCCACCGCTCTCGCTGCAGGCGAGCTCCACAAGCAGGGCTACGGCGACCTGCACAACATGCTCGCCGTCGCTGTCGACGCCGTGCACCCCGAGAACTTCGTGTCGGGGTACTACAACCAGGGCTGGGCTGCGGGCTACTGCCAGGGCATCTGCATGGGCGCCTGGTACGAGGGCCGCACACTGAACCTCGCGAGCATCTTCAACGGTTCGATCGCGAGCAACATCAGCGCCGGCATCTACGACAACTTCGACGTCGAGTCGCTGCCCGGCGGGTTCATCACGAACCCGACGAGCGTGACGGCGTGGGCGACGGCGCTGCGCACCAACTCGTTCGGCTACGTGCGGTCGTCGAAGGTGCTGCTGATGCCGGCGAGCGCCGGCATCGACGGCGGCTACGTGGCCAACGACGCCTACTACAACCGGGCGGTCGCAGCGGGCACGAGCATCGATCGCACCAACGTGTCGGCGGACCACTCGGGTGCGCCGGCCGCTGCAGCGTCGACGGCGCGCGCCTGGATCGCAGCGAACATCGACGCCGAGGATCTCTCGAGCGGCAGCGTCGCACCGACGGCGAGCTTCACCTACTCGCCGAGCTCGATCACCGTCGGCCAGGCCGTCACCTTCTCCGACGCCTCGGCCGGTGTGCCGACGTCGTGGGAGTGGGCGTTCGGCGACGGGACGGGCGTCGACCTCCCCGAGCCAGGGCTCAACTCGGCCGGCCACTTCAGTGGCCGCATCCTGCGCGACGGTCAACCCCTCGAAGGGGTGGTCGTCAAGGCGGTGAACATCCTCTGCAGCGGCTGGCCGCGCATCCCGGTGCTCGACACCCTCGGTGGCGCCGACGGCACCGAGGTGATGATCGACACCACCGACGTCAACGGCGACTGGTCGATCACCGGGCTCGATTCCGGCAAGGACTACATGCTGAAGATTTTCCCGCCGTCGTTGTGCGACGCCTACGGCGAGATGTCGAACCCGGTGTACATCACGAGCGAAGCGGGCTACGTCAACGACAGCGGCAACCCGTTCATGAGCACGCGCGCCGCCCCGGGCTCCGACACGTATGCGGTCTACGGTGCGGGCCGCTACCTGTTCGACATGCCGGTGCACGTCTTCCCGGCGGTCGGCGGGGCACTCGACGGTGCCTCTGGGTACAGCGACCTCAACGTGCTCTTCTACACGCGCGAGGGTTCGTTCCCCACGAGCAACGGCACCCACAGCGGGTGCACCTCGGGGGCTGGGCCGACCGGGTCGACCTTGCAGAACCCGACCCACACCTACACCGCTCCGGGCACCTACGTGGTGCAGCTGACGGCGACGAACGCCGTCGGCTCGTCGACGAGCTCGCAGACGGTCACCGTCACCGCCCAGCCGACCGGCGGTGGCCTCACGCTGCAAGCCGAGGACGCCTCGCTCACCACCGCCTACCCGGGCGACCCCTACGCCATCCACATCGTGGCCGAGAACCCGGGCTACACCGGCACGGGCTACGCCGGCTACCACGGCCAGACCGGCGAGAAGCTGACGTGGTCGTTCACCGCACCGAACGGTGCGGGCACCTATGCGATCACGTTCCGCTACCGCTGCATCGAAGCGGTGACGCGCACCGTGTGGGTGAACGGCACCAGCCAGGGCACCCTGTCGCTGCCGGCGTCGGCGTCAGCGTTCACCCAGAACAGCTGGGGCACGAGCGTCACGATCACCGTGGCACTCTCGGCCGGGGCGAACACGCTCGAGCTGCGCCACGCAGGCGCCAACTTCTCGGGCTACCTCGACGTCGACTCGGTGAGCCTCACCGGTGGCGGCACTGCGGCCACCGTGGTGGCCACCGCCATCGGTGCCGTGGCCGCACTGCCCGGCGTGTCGATCGGTACCGCCACCGTCGTCGACGCCCGACCCACCCCGCCGAGCATCGCCTGCGCCGTCGGGGCGCATTCGCTCGTCGGCTTCCAGGCGACGGCCACCGTCACCCCGGCGGCGATCGCAGCGACCGCCGGCATCGACAACACCGGGCTCTACGGCGACATCCCGATCATCCACGTCACCATCGAAGCGCAGAGCATCGCAGCGCGGGCAGGCTTCCCTGCGGCCGACATCGAAGCGATGCGCCTCCTCGCCGGCCGCTACCGGCTCCTCGGCAACACCCGTCAACGGACCACAGGATGACCCCATGACAACCTCCACCCTGGTCCTGCGGGATCTGATCGACCAGACCCTCGACGAGCTCTACTACGAGCTCGAGAAGCCACGCCCGACGGCGCTCGGCGTGGCCGTCGACGACAGCCAGACGTCGCTCACCCTCGTCGGCCACGAGCTCGTCGCGGTGTCCGACCTCATCGAGGTCGGCACCGAGCTGATGGCGGTCACGGCGAAGACGTCCGATGCGAACCCGACGTTCACGGTGATCCGTGGCTACTCGTCGACGACCCCTGCAGCGCACGCCACCACCGACGTGGTGCTCGTCAACCCGTACTGGACGCGCTCGCTCGCGACGCGTGCACTGCAGCAGTTCTTCACCGGGCCGGCGCCCGTGCACCTCCCGCTGATCCGCTCCGAGGTGATGAACACCGACCAGTCCTCGGCCGGCGTCAGCCAGCAGCTCATCCCCCTCGACCCGGACGTGATGCGTGTGCTGTCGGTGCGCTACCAGTCGCCCACGTCGGGGCGCATCGTCGACATCCCCGGGTGGCGCTTCGAGGACAACCTCCCGACGGCGGTGACGAGCTCGGGCATGGGCCTGCGTGTCGGTGCTGCCATCAGCTCCACCGACGACCTCCTGGTGGCCATGACGTGCCGCTACGCCTGGACCGGCGACGGTGAGGCGGCAACGATCCAGATCCCGGCCGGGGCTGAGGACATCCCGCCCATGTATGCCGCAGCGCGACTGCTGTCGGGCCGCGAGGTGTCACGCCTCGAGCTCGACCGGCTCGTCGAGTCGGGCGGCGAGCAGGGCGCCCGCCAGGGCTCCAACATCGGCCTCGTCCGCCTGCGCTGGCAAGAGGTCTACCGTCGCATCGACGAAGCCAAGCGCACCATCACCGTTCCCCGACCCATCGTCTACCGACGTTTCCAGCGAGGCTGATCACCATGGCACGCAAGTATCAGAACTTCATCTCGGGCACGCTCGGCACGGGCATCTCGAGCACCGACACAGCGCTCTCGTCGACGGGGCTGAGTGCCATGACGGCCGTGTCGAACCCCGACGTCATGGCCGTCATCTTGGACCCCGCAGGGGTCAACGGTGCGCCCGAGATCATCCACGTCGTGGCGCACTCGGCCTCGGCGACGACGGCCACGGTGCTGCGTGGCCAGGAGGGCACGACGGCGCGCTCGCACAACTCGGGCGTGGCGTGGGTGCACGGCATCACCGACACCGACGTCGAACGCCTCGACACGATCGAGGCGAACGGGTGGGTGACCGAGGCGCGCCTCGTCGACGGTGCGGTGGCTGCGGCGAAGATCGCAGCGAACGCCGTGGTGGCCGGCAAGATCGCCGCCGGTGCGATCAACAACGCCAACGCTTTCGCCACCGGCGTCGTCGACGCTGCAGCGATCGGTGCCGGCGCCGTCGGCACCAGCGAGCTGGCCGACGGTTCGGTGACCTCAGCCAAGCTGGCCGTGCTGTCGACCGGACGATGGGCGAGCGGCTCGGTGTCGCTCACCGGCGGCTCGTTCGTCACGCTGACGTGGACCTCCGAATCGGAGGACGACCTGAGCTCGGCGGCGCCGAGCTTCACCAACTGGACCGCTCCAGCGGCGGGCGTCTACGTCTTCCATGCGACGATCGTGCCGGCGGCAGGCCCGGGGGCCACGGGTCAGATCGCCGCTGTCGTCAACAGCGCGATCGTTCACCCGCTCGCCCTCGCCAACTCGTCGAGCCAACAGGGCGGCACCTGGACGCTGGTGCTCGGTGCCGGCGACACGGTCTACATCGCTGTGCTCGCAGCGAGCACGATCACCAACAACAGCGGTGCTCTGCGCATCGTGCGGCTGGGTTTGGTGTGAGCTCGCACCCCGAGCTCGTCGCACGGCGCGAAGCGTTCTTCGATGCCGTCGAGCGCGAGCTCGGGCTGCCGCGCCCATCGGTCGTGACCGATACGCGCGACGGCGAGCAGCAGGTGATCTTCTTCGTGCAGTGGAAGAACTACCTCGCCGGTCGCAAGCCGGCGCGCGCCATCGAGGCAGCGAACCCGTACGCCCTCGGTGCGTGGTGCCCACCCGAGCTCGGTGAGTGGCAGGTCAAAGGTTCGAAGCACATGTTGCAGGCCGACGGGTACAGCCACACCGAGGACTGGGACTGGAACCTGCCCACCAACGACGACCCACGCATCGAACGCCTCCTGCACCCGCTCGCCGCACGCTTCGGCTTCGCCTTCCCGGTGCCGAAGGAGAACTGGCACGCCGAGTGGTGGGTGAAGGACGGCCGTGGTGGCTCGGTCATCCTCGAGCGATACGACAAGATTCCAGAGCCCGACCCTGTGGTGCCCCCGCCACCGAAGGAGCGAGAGATGCCCTACCTGATCATCATCGGCAGCCAGCCAGGCGACGCCTGGTTCGCCGTGTACCCCTCGGGCCTGGTGCGCCACATCGGCGGCACCGAGGCCGGGTTCTACGTCGGCGACGGCGCCACCGTGAAGGTGCCCACGCTCGTCGAGCAGGACGACGAGGCCTACAAGGGCCTCATCGGCCAGAGCGGCACCGCTTGGCGGCGCTCGTGACCGGATACCTGGGCGGCGCCGCCCTCGGCACGACGGCCCTCGCCGGCACGCACGTCTGGTCGGTCATCAGCCTCGCCATCACGGCGCCGGGCGTGTCGACCACCGACGACAACGTGACGGTGGTGTGGACCTACAGCGACAGCTTGGGCTACGCCCAGGCTGCGTGGCGCGTGCGCCTCCTCACCCCACTCGACGTGGTGCTCGACGACTCGGGGTGGATGACCGGCACCGACCTGTCGCACCTCGTCGACTACACGCTGTCGGGGAACTCGAGCTACGTGGCCGAGGTGTCGGTGCGCAACACCGACAGCCAGGTGGCCACCACCACCCGGGCCTTCCTCGCCGAGGGTGTGCCGTCGGTGACGATCGTGAACCCCGACGTCGGCAAGCTGTGGGACGTGGCCATCAACGGCGTCGGCTACCAGCTGCTCACCGAGGGCGATGCGCAGTACAAGCGCCAGACGGTCGCCCTCGATGCGCCACGCTTCGCCACGGCCGAGACGCCCCTCAACGGGGCGATCGAGCGGTACACGTTCATCGCCGACTCGGACCTGTCCGGCGGCGCCGGCCAGACCGAGGGCGATCGCACCTCGAGCTCGCCGACGCGCTACCGCGACGGCCGCGGCGTCGACCCGTTCACCACCCCCGGCGTGGTGGGCCTGCTGCCCACCACCACCAAGGCGCTGACCGCCACCAACGCCGGGCTGAAGCTGGCGCCCGTAGGCGCCTCGCTGTACGCCGTCACGGGCGACAAGCAGCTGTCATACCTCTCGACGCTCGGCGGCGCCGCCACGGCGCTCACCGTGGCTGCAGCGGGGACGATCACGAGCCTCACCTCCGACGGCAGCAAGTGGTACGCCGCCGACGGGACCGGCGTGTGGCGTGGGACCACGACGGACCCCGGCGCTGCATGGAGTGCCGAGAACGCCGTCGAGGTGTGCTGGGCCGGGTCGCGCATCTGCGCAGCGGTCATCGGCAGCGGCACCACGCCGAACGTGCTGAAGACGCTGACCGATGCCGGCGCCGTCGAGGCGACGCACCTGACGCTGCCCGAGGGCCAGACGATCACCGCCCTCACCCCGGGCGGCGCCTACCTGTACTTCGCCGTGTACGCCGGCAACGTCGGCGCCATCTACGCCTGGCAGATCGGCTCGAGCGATGCGCCCCGGGTGGTGTGGAACCTCCCCAACGGTGAGTCACCTCGGGGCTTGTTCTGGTACCAGGGCCAGCTGATGGTGCGCGCCTCGCGCAACGGCCTCGGCGTCATCTACCGCTGCCCGACGAACGACTCGGGTGCCATCACCCCCGTGCTCCTCGCCGAGCCGCTCGACCCCGTCGTCGACGGGGTGGGCTCGGGCTTCACGGCGCGCGGTGCGTTCGTGTACTGGGGGTGGTCGGCGATGTCGAGCACCACCTCGGGCGTCGGCATCATCAACCTCACCACCGGCGGGTGGTGCAAGGGCCTCGAGGCCATCGACTCGGGCGGCTCCGCTGTGAGCTCGTGCGAGCTGTGGCAGGGCAAGCTGGCCTTCGCCGTGCGCGGCCTCGGCATCTACGTGGAGGACGACGAGCTCGTCGACAGCGGGTGGTTCACGACGTCGGTGCGCGACGGCGCCTCGGCGCTCGAGAAGGTGTGGTCGGAGGTGACGCTGCAGGCCGAGCCGCTGACCCTCGACGCCGAGATCGACGTCGAGTACTCCGTCGACCGCGGCCAGTCGTTCATCGCCTTGCCGGGCGGCACGATGACCGGCAACGGCACGGTGCGCAAGACGGCCACGCTCGGTGTCACCTCGAGCAACCTGTCGTGGAAGGTCACGCTCACCGGCGGTGGTGCGCGCCTCACCATGGTGCAGTCGAAGGTGCACATCCTCGGCCTGGCCGACCAGCTGCTGATGCTGCCCATCGACTGCCGCGACGACATCCGTGCGGCGAGCGGCGCGCGCACCGGTCGCACGATCGGTGCCGGCGTGGCCCTCGTGCGCTCCCTGGAGGCGCTTGCGCAGACCCAGGTGGTGGTACAGGACATCGACTGGCCCCAGACGGGGCTCGTGGAGTCCTACGAGGTGCTGAAGGTGGACGTCGACGCCAAGTTCAAGCGTGAGGCACGCACCTCGGTCAACTCGCTCGGGTTGACCGCCATGGTGACGCTGCGTCGGAGCCTGCGATGACCGCCGGTGACGTGGCGGTGCTGCTCGGCGTGATGATCGGTGGGCTCACCGGCCTGACGGCGTTCGTGGCGGCGGTGTTCCGCATCGCCAAGGCGATGGCCGACGACGTGCGCGCCATCAACCGGGCGGTGAACCACCAGGATCCCGGCGAGCCGACGCTCATCGATCGCGTGAAGAAGCTCGGCGAGGATCAGGCGGTGCACGTCGAAGCGGCGAAGGGCATCGCAGCGCGCGTCGAGGTGATCGAGACGTGGAACAGCAACCGCCACATCCAGAACCAGAACGAGCTCAGGCGCATCAACAGCACGCTCACCACGGTGCTCGAGCGCCTCGACAAGGTCGAGGAGCGCCAAGGCGTGGCCGAGGACAAGGCCACCGAACGCTTCGACGCCTCGCCGCTGCCGTTGCCGGCAGTGATCGAGCTGCACCACCGCCTAGACCCATCAGAATAGTTAGGAGAACACATGTTCGCACTGACCCTCGCCGACAAGGTGACGATCAACATGGTGTTGTTGATCGTGATCCTCGTCGTGCTCCTCATCCCGTTCGCACGCCGATGAACGAGACTCTCGAGCGTCTCAAGACGCTGTTCACCGCAGCCCCCACCTGGCTGGTGCTCGCTGCCGCCATCGTCGTCGAGGTGCGCGACTCGATCGCCGAGGTGTTCCCCGGCATCGGGGAAGACGTCGCCGGCATCGCCGCTCCGATCCTCGCCGTGCTCGCCGTCGCCGTGCTCATCGTGCGGCGCGTCACCACGGTCATCAAGGCCGACCGCGGTCTGCTCCCCGTCGTCAACCCCACGCCGCTCAACACGCAAGCGCCGGGCCCGATGGACGGCGGTGCATGAATGCCCACCAACGATGAGCTGCGAGCGATGCTGGCCGCTGCCGAGTCCAAGGTGCAGCAGGGTGTCAGCGAGCTCTTCAACGTGCTCGGGCACATGGCCGCGATCCCCGCACTACCACCACCGGTGGTTCCCCCAACCGTGCCGCCTCCAGTTCCCCCCCCGCCAGTAGCACCGTGGACCGTCGGGGTCGACAGCTCGAAGTGGGGGCTCGTGCACGCCACCGACTTCGACGTGCCGGCGCCGCTCGGTTCGTGGCGCACCTACGACCAGGCACCCGTGCCGGGCTACCCGTTCATCCGCGCCTACAGCGACGGGTGGGAGGACACCAACGGCAAGCCGGTGGCGCGCGGCGGGCGCGGCGGCAACAGCCGCTATCACCCGTCGACGGTGATGGAGGTGCGCAACGGGCAGCTGATCAAGAACCTGTACAACGACGGCCAAGGCGAACGCTCTGCGGCGTTCGTCGTCGGCGGCAACCAGCTCAGCGGGCGCTATGCGATCAACTTCGTGGCCGACCCGCTGCCCGGGTTCAAGACGGCGTACCTGTTGTGGCCCGAGCGCGATGACCTGTGGCCACGGATGGGTGAGCTCGACTTCCCCGAGGGCTCGCTCAACGGAGTCATCGCCGGCTTCATGCACCGCCAGGATGCGACGTCGGGATCCGACCAGGACTTCGTGCGCACCTCGGCGCGCTACACCGAGCCGCACACGGCCGTCATCGAGTGGGAGGCCGGCAAGCGGGTGGCCTACTACCTCGACGGCACCATCGTCGGCGAGTGGACGAACCGGATCCCGAAGGGGCCGATGCACTGGGTCGTGCAGACCGAGGCGAACATCGGCGGCGAGCGTGCGCCGGTCGGCACGCGAGGCCAGCTGAAGATCAACTGGCTGGCCATGTGGAAGAGGCTCTGACGGCAGTTGCGCAGTGCCCTCGAGGGCACTAAACCACCGGCTCCATGAACACCTTCCGGCGGGGCGACTACCACCACAGGCTGCAGCGTTCGTTGAGCGCCCGACATGCGAAGAGGGCCCCCCGAAGGGGGCCCTCTCGTCTTTGTCAGGTGGTGCGCTTGTAGATGGCGAGGCGACGGTGACCGTCGTGGTCCTGCGGTGGGAGCACCCGCTGCAGGGTCCACGACCCTTCGTCGTCTTCGATGACGTCGGGGGGGACGTTGTGCGTGTCGAGCACCTCGACGGAGCCGAGGTCGTCGACGAAGCGGCACAGCGCCCGGATGGTGGGCATGGTTACTCCTTCCTGAGGTTCTCCAGGGGCACGGTGGTGAACGGGGACTTGGTCCACTCGTCCCACAGGACGGTGGCGTAGGGGGCCATCGTCTCGGGGGTGCGACCGTAGCTGTGCATCGACACGACGATGCCGGCGCGCTTGGTGCCGGCGTACACGACGCGCGAGTCCAGGCTGATCGGCGCCCGTGCTTCGAGTGCAGCGCGGATCTGGGGCCCGATGAGGGAGTCGACGTGGGCTGCGGCGCGGTGTTCTCCGTTGAGCCACGCCTTGGCGTCGTGCTCTTCGAGCAGCAACGTGACGACGACCGGGTCGGGCACCGGGCGGGTGCCCGGCAGCGTCGGCACCTCCTCGGGCGCTGGGGTGTCGGTGGTGTAGGTGACTTCGACCCCGTGCGTCACCTCGGGGATGTCGGCGTAGTACTCGTCTTCTTCGTAGTCGGGGACGTTGTCGTCGATGTCGGTCATGGCTTCCTTCGGTTGGGTGTACGGGATCTGGTTGTGCATGGCCTGCACGCGCCCGATGACCGAGCGCAACTCTTCGGCCGGCGTGTCGTCATACGGGCCGTACTCGACGCCGTCGATCACGCAGGCGTGCTCGTCGACCTCGCCGCAGTTCTCGCAGGGCTGGATCATGCGGACACCGCACGATCCTCGAGCTCGGCCTCGAGCTCGAGCGCCCGACGACCGGCCTCTGCGCTGCCCTCGTGGTCGAGCACCCACCAGGCGGCTTCGAGCTCGGCGAGCAGGTCAGGGGTCGTCAAACTTCTTGGGGGAACAGGTGTACGCATTGTGGCTCCTTCAGTGAGTGTTTGCAGGGGCTGGACTCCCCGTGACTCGGACGCAACCGGTCATACGGGCCCGGATCGTCAGTGCACTGGTGCACCAGGCGGGACGATCACCCCTCGTCGAACAGTGTATGTGCATTCGTCATATCGGCGCAAGTCCTGGCCTGGGGCGCAGCGACTCGAGCAGCCCCCCAGGGGTCTGCACGAACCAGTACCACTCGCCCGGGTTCGACTTGCCGACCCGCTTCACGATCAGCACGCCGTGCGTGGCACCGGCGTTGAGCATCTCGGCGCGCAGCTCGTCTTGGAACTGGGCGAGCGTGATGCGCTTCACCGCCTTCACCTCGAACACGACGTGCGGCAGCTCCTTCACCACGATGTCGCCCTTGTCGAACATGCCGGCGCCGGCACGACGCTCGGCCGTGAAGCCGATCTCGTTGAGGTAGTTGACGACGGCCGTCTCGGCCTTCGTGCCCTTCTGCTTCGAGGCGCTCATTGCGTTCCTGCCAGTTTGTTCAGCACGTCGAGGGCGTTGAGGAGGTGCCGCTTGTCGTCGGGCCACAGCCCGGCGCTTTCGGCCAACACGAGGTTGACGTAGGCCGCAGCCTTGCGGGCGTTGCTGTTGCTCACTGGTTCCTCTTCTCGTGGTTGCGCACGTAGTCGCGCACCATCTTGCGCACCGCCGAAGCGACCGTGCGATCGTCGGCAGCCACCGCCGCCTTGAACGCCTCGTACAGCTCGGCGTCGAGCTCGACGATCATGCGAGCGTGCGTGTCGCGCCACTCAGGGGTGCGCGAGTTGGACTTGGCCATCAGGGTTTCCATCCTCCGTTGATCGCCTCGGTGAAGTCCTTGAACACCGGCGGCACGCGCAGCTGGATGACCTGCGACCCGCTGCCCATGGCCATCGATCGGTTGTCGGCAGCCTGGCCGAGCATCGTCGAGAACCGCGTGCGGGCGCTCTCGCCGGCCGCATCGTTGTCGAAGCACAACGTGATCTCGAAGTGCTTGGCCACGAGCTCATCAGCCCAGTCCTGGCGCAGCGTGCTGGCGCCGCCAGGGAGGCCGTACACGCTCGTCTGGAGCGTGTTGGCGTACGCAGTCCAGCAGTCGGGCTCGCCTTCGACGACGAGGGCCCTCGGCCACCTCTCGGTGTAGAACGGATCGGGGCGGTACAGCTGTGCGCCGAAGCGCGAGCCCTTCATCGACACCTTGTCGCCGGTCGACGTGTTGCGCACCTTCACGCCCACTACGCGCCCGTCGGGGTGGCGATGCGGGATCCACAAGGCGTTGGCGGCAGCGCGCACGCCGAAGCGATCGAGCACCATCGGCTCGATGCTCCAGCGGCGTGTCGCGAAGGCGATGGCGTCGTGCACCCAGCCGAGCTGACGGGCACCGTGCCCGTCGATGAGGAGCGGCACCGACTCGCTCAGGAAGCGGTCGGTGAGGTCGGTGTACTCGATCTCGCGCACCGGCGCCGCCGCCTGACGGATCGCCTTCGGCACCTCCTCGGCGTCGACGTCGAGCGTGCGCGCCAGGTAGCGCACCGTCGCCGTGTAGCCCGAGCCGAGCACACGCATGGCGAGATCGATCGTGGAGCCGCGCCGGCCGCAGCCGTAGCAGTAGAAGTGACCGTCCTCGTAGAGGTGACACGACGCCGTCTTGTCGAAGTCGTGCTCGGGATCGGGGCAGTTGATCTTGCCGGTGCGGTCGGGCGGCTCGAGGTCGAGGGCCTCGAGCACCGCCCGCCAGTCGATGCGCTGCTCACTCATATTCGATCTCGCCGCCGTTGTCGCGCACCCACTTCATCATCGGGGCGTGGATCGTGTCGCAGTAGTCGTTGCCCTGCAGGCGCCACGCCACGATCGTCGCCCACTCCTCCGAGCCGAGCATGTTGATCGGCACGTCGTCCTTCACCACCGACGGGATCTCGAGCGCCTCGTGCATGTGCTCGAACACGGCGACGAGCTTCAACGAGTCGTTCTCGTCGACCGCCTCCTTGGCGAGCTTCAGCATCTCGAGCATCGCCTCGATGAACCCGAGGGCGATGACCTTCTCCGCTTCACCGTCGAACGGCAGCGGGCCGGTGAGCTGCTCGGGTGCGATGTTGATGGCCAAGAACTCGGTGTCGGTCTTCTCGAAGAACTCGCGGAACATCGGCGGGATCGCATCGCGCGCCGACTGGGGCAGCTGGTTGTAGGTGAGCTTGTCCATCACGCCATGCCTTTCTTCGCCATGAGCTCCTCGAGCGCCGGCTGCATCTCGGCTGGCGCCGCATCGATGCACGCCTTCAGGAGGCCCCTGCTGAGATCGCGTTCGATCTCCTCGAGGCGTTCGCTGAACGGGTTCGGCGCCCCCGCGATCATCTGCTTCATGATCGGGACGTACTGGTCGAGCAGCACGGCCTTCTGGGCCGTGTGGCTCTTGGCGTCGGCCTGGGGGTGGCAGAGCTCGTCGAACAGCGCCTGGCACTCGAGGTACAGCTGGATGTCGTTCGTCTCGACGGCGCCGATCATCACGTCGGCGATGTCGCGCATCGCCTTGGCGAACGCCATCGCTGCAGGCGGGTTCGGGATGGGAATGGTGGTCATGGTTGTGGCTCCTTCTCAGAGTGGTCGTATGCGCAAGGTCTGCTCGTCGAACGAGTGACCTACCCCGCCGAGGTGGAGTCCACCATCGGTGCGCGTCTTGAGGAACTGCAGCTGTATCAGACCGTCGTTGAAGGCGCCGGGCTTCAAGCTGGGCCGGTAACCGGCCAGAACGTAGTCAGCGGCCGTGGGGCCACCGTAGCGAGCGTCCTTCAGCTTGACGGGGGTCCACCCGCCGCCTTCGCTGTCGCTCATGTTGAGCTGATGCAGCACGACGATCGCGATGTCGCGTTCGCGTGCGAAGTCTTTGAGTTTGCGGCTGATCGCGTCGAGCCCTTCGGACGCCGTCATCGAGGCGCTCTTCACGAGCTCCATGTAGTCGATGATGATCAACCGCGGCTTCACGCCGAGCCACATGGCCTCGGCTTCGTCGAGGGCATCGCCCATCTGGCGAATCGTCATGCCGGGCGTGTCGACGATGGTCAGGTACGGGAAGTCGCGGTGCAGCTGGTCGAGCGCACTCGACTCGCCGTGGGTGCGCAGATCCCACTCGATGTGCCGGGTCGGCGTGTTCGAGTGGATGGCGGCGATGCGCGAAGCGATGAAGCGCCCCTGCATCTCGAGCGAGAAGAACACCTGCGGAACACGCCGTGCCATCTCTGCGACGTTGCACGCCCAGGCCGTCTTGCCGACACCCGAGCGGGCGAGGAACATGCAGACCTCACCGAGGGCGATGCCCTCGGTGCGCGAGTCGAAGTACGGGAAGCCGATGGGGATGCGGGCATCCTCACGGGCAGCCCACTCGCGATGGGACTCGATCGTTTCGTAGAGAGGCACGACGTGCTTCACGGCTACGCCTCGGCGTCGGTGACGTTGACGTTGACGGGGTCGGAGTGCGAGTACCCGGCATCGTCATCGGAGTGGTTCAGGTTGACGCCCACGCCACCGGCGATCGACTCGACATTGACGACGACGTCACCCGTCTCGGCGTCCTCGTGCACGAGCGGCATCGGCTCGACGCTCGGGAGGTTGTGGTACACCTCGTCGATCGGTTCGAAGGTGGCTGCGAACACGTCCGCCGGCCACACCGCGATCTTGCCGGCGGCACCACGGCCGCGCACGACGACGTCGCCAACGGCGATCGACGGCGAGTTGAGCGCAGCGTGCACGATCACCTGCGGGGCGGCGTTGACCAACCCCTTGTTAATCACCTTCACACGCGTCTCGCCGCACAGTGCGACGAGCTCGTCGACGTTCTTGCCGTCGAACACCACGGCCTCATAGGTCATGGCGACCTTGCGATAGATGGTCATGCTTCCTCTTCCTCGTAGACGTAGTTGGCACCTCGAGCGACGTTGGTCATCCGCTCGCGTTGTTCGTCGGTGATAGCCGACATGGTGGTGCGCACCATCGGATCGATCTCGACGCCGTTGAGCGTCGAGATCCGTTCGGGCGGTGGCCACTCGAGGCCGAGAGCGGAGCACGGAATGGTCCGTGCTCCGCTCACGAAGTTGAGCTTGACGAAGTCGTCGGCGAACGTGGTCACGCACGCCCCTGCATCTGCAGCGCCTGCAGGATGTGCTGGGGCGGCTTGTTGTAGTTGCCGTTCAACCACAGGGCGATGTCCTTGCCGTTGCTGCCCTTCATCCAGGCGTGCACGTAGTCGGGCGAGTTGGGGCCGCGCTTCTGGCCGCGCACGTCACGCCAGTTGGCGGGCTCGTTGAGGAGGCTCTCCCACTGCTGCTGCGGGCCCAGCGTGCCGCCCTGGGGCGGCTGGGGTGCGAAGCCCTGCTGGGGCGGCGTGAAGCCCTGCTGGGGCTGCGGTGCGTACTGGGGCTGGGCGTACGCCTGCGCCTGTGGTGCGGCCGCTTGAGGGGCGTACTGCGGCTGGGGCGGGGCGGCGAAGGTCTGCTGCGGGGGCGGCGCCATGCCGCCCACCTGGACGGGCTGCGCGCCCATCTGGGTCTGCAGCGCCTGCGACGCTGCAGCGGTGTCGGCGAAGCTGGCGACACGCTCGCAGTGCGCCAACGTCAGCTCGATCCACCACTCGGCGTGCGCAGCGGCCACGTTGCGCCACTGCACGGCGACGTCGCCGCCTTCGACGATGCCTGCCACGTAGTCGGGGTTCGACCGCATGTCGGCCCCGGCCTCTTTCAGCGCAACGTGGACCGCGATCGTGCGGTCCTTCTCGGTCATCATGATGTGCTCGTTTCGATTGGGGCCACGCTGGGCCCAGTTGGCTCGCTCGATGGCGAGAGCTCTGGCAGCAGCCCGTGCAACACCGTGAGGTGCACGAGGCGGCGTGCGAGGGTGTCGACGACGTCGTCGTCGTCGAGGTCGATTTCGGTGAACCACGGTCGCGCCGAGGTCTTGATGCATGCGACGAAGTCCTCGAAGAGGGCGAGGTGCTTGCTCACCACGGGCCCACGTTCTCGGCGTCCTGCAGGATGCCGATCGTGAACACGTAGACGAAGTCGGCACCACCACCGAAGTAGTCGCGCCGCGGCTTGATGCGCCCCTTCGCGACCCAGCGGTGGATGGTGCGCTCGGACACGCCGAGGCGTGCCGCAGCTTCGCGCGTGTTCATCGCGGGTAGTTCTGGTCGCGTCGCGCCTCGGCACGCGCCTGCTCGTTCTCCCACCGCTTCTGCAGCTCGCGCTCTGCCTCGGGCAGGTGATACAGCTCCGGGTGGTCGCGTCGATGCTTGGTGGCTTGGCGTTCGGCCCACCACAGGCCGAACAGGAACAGGCCGACGAGGCCGGCGATGACAGCTTCGGCGCTCATCACGACCCCTGGTGGGTGCCCTCGACGCCGGCCTCTTCGCGACGCGCTGTGCGTGCGTTCAGCCAGTGCAGGGCCTCTTCGATGTGGGTGATGGCGAGGCTGTTCTCGCGGCAGCGGAACTGCCCGCTGTTGTAGTACTCGAGGCGCTGCACTGCAGCGCGCAGCACCGTCTCGACGAACGTGCCGTTGGGCTCCGTCCGCTCATGGTCGCGGCCCAGTGGGCCGTTCTGCCAGTTGATGGCGAGCCCGACGCCGTAGACGTGGCCACCGGCCGGTCGGCCGTTCTCGTCGTTCTCGTTCACGCAGGTGATCTGCTGGTTGTTCATGCCTGGCTCCTTGGGGTGATCTGCAGCGGCGCTGCATCGTTGTCGTAGCCCTCGCCGAACTTGCACCGCTCCCAGTGATCACACCAGCGCTTGTCGCACAGGAAATGATCGGTGTTCGGGTACCACGGGCCGTCGTTGTCGAGCAGCGTTGCGACGAGCGTCGCCTTGTCGAACACGCGCTGGATGTGCGCTGCGTTGCGATCGGCGATGCGCGTCTCGAACTTCATGTCGTAGGTCATCACGTCGAAGGCGAAGCGGGTGATGGGCAGCTGCGCCTGCTGGTGCACGAGGGCGTACAGGTGCGGCCAGAAGGCCAGGTACCACGCCGGTTGGTTGTTGGCGCGCGCCGACTCCTTGCCCTTCTTCCACGGTCGCCCGGCCGTCTTGTGATCGCGCAGCCAGTGCGTGCCGTCGCGCAGATCCTCGAGCACGAGGTCGATGGTGCCATGCGCGATCCACTCGCCTCCGAGGGGGAACCAGAACGGCACCTCGATGCCGAGCACGCGGTAGTGCTCGGGCTTCAGCGGGCGGATGTCGAGGTAGTACTTGGTCATCGCCTGCGCCCCGGCGAGGGCGGCGCTCATGCTGCCGAACTTGTCCCATTCGAGGACGTGGCCCGCCGCCTTGGCGGCGTCGACCTCGGTGACGAAGGCGACCTCGGTCGCTGCGTTGATGATGCCCATGTCGGGGAACGGGTCGTCGAAGTGGCGCACGTAGAACTCGGCGAGCCCGCCGTGGTAGCCGGTGCCGACGATGCGCGGCTCGGACCAACCACCGCCGTGCTCGCGGTCGAAGGCGAGACGCATGTTGCACACGTCGGCCTGGCCGAGCATGGACTGGCGCACGGCCTTGTGGCCGGCGCCGGCCAAGTTGAACGGGTCGAGGAGCTCGATCACTGGATCACCCCGTTCGGCCCCTCGGGCTGGTCCTGCCGGAAGACGCACTCGGCAACGATGGACCCAGGGCTGTGGCCGAAGTGGACCGTTCCGTGGAACCGCATGCGGTAGCACAGCGGTCGGCCGCGCAACACATGCAGGGCGAGGATGAGGCGCTCGCGAACCAGCTTCATCGCTGCGCCGCCTTGCGACGCTGCGGGCCGACGACCTTGCCGTTGACGACGCGGCGCCTCTTGTCGGCGGGGTCGCCGGGCTTGATGCGGGTGCCGTACTGGCTGGGGTGCAGCAGCCCGTTCTTGACGGCGTTGCGGAGGTGGCGCTGCACCTGCGAGTGGCGGATGCCGCCCAACGCCTCGCCGATCTCGCGGTAGCTCTTGCCCTGCACGTACAGGCGGGCAGCCAGCGACTGCTGGGCGCCCGTGTCCTCGAACACCTGGGGGGTCACGGTCGGCTTCAGGCCGACACGCTCGAGGAGCTCGTTGATGCGGATCTGCGTCATGCCTTCGGCGCGCAGCGCCTTCCAGATGCGGTAGCGCGGCACGCCGTCGAGGTGCATGCGCAGCACCACGGGGCGCAGGTTGCCCTGGCCCACTACCGTGCGCAGATCCTCGTCGGTGAAGGCGTGCACGTCGGCGAGGCGGGCGATGGCAGCCAGGTCCGGGTCGGGGCCCGCTGCGTCACCGATCAGCTCGACCGCCTGGGCGACCGAGTCGAAGTGGTGCACGGCGAGCCACAGCGGGTTCAGGGTGCGCCGAAGCTCTCGGGTGAGCACGGCGATCTCGTGAAGCTCGGTGGTGGCGGCTGGGGAGAGCATGGCGTCACCGTAGCCTGCTAAGGTCCAGCTCGCAAGTTCTTGGGTCTGTGCTAAAGAAGGAGCTGTCCAGTGGAATGTCCACGTTGCGGGCTACCCCGTGAGGGGTGTGACCTGCTGTTTTGTCCCGAATGCGGGAAGTTGTGGTCGCGCGATGACCTCTCGAGTGTCCAGCTGCAGGGGCCGGCGGGCATGAGCCCCCGCGTCGAACGCTTCCTGGCCACCGGGGACGCCGACTACACCGACGCCCGGATCCCGATCGCGGTGACCGACCGGGCCAACGCCGACCTGCCACGCCACATCGGCGGTGACGCATGAGCACGCTGCCGCTGTGGGTCCGATGGTCGTGCCTGCTTGCGTTCCTCGTCGTCGTGGTGCTCTTCTTCCTGCACAAGGGCACCGACTGGGACGACTATGAGGAGGGCCAGTGAGCGGTCAACGCTGGCGCACGCTGCGCGTCGCCGATCTCGAGAAGCGCCTGCGCCCCGAGCAGGGCACGCCGATCGAGTTGCCGGCCGACGCCAAGTGGGCCGTCCTGGTGCCCCCAGGGGCGCCCAACAGCCTCGTCGACCTCGTCTGGCTGGGTGAGATCGGCATGCGCATGCCAGGGCGCCTGCGGTGCGCCACGACGCCCGACGGGCGCGTCTATGCGGGCACCGAGCACACGCCGCTGCGCGACGGACTCGCCGCAGCGGCCCACGGCCAGCTGGCGGCGTGGCGCGCCGAGCACGGCGCCGAGCTCGAGAAGCGGTACCCACCGGTCGCGCCGGCGTTGAAAGGACTGTGGCTGTGAGCACTCCCATGTTCGACCTGCCCGAGCACTGGTGGATCCCGGTCAACAAGAACCACGACGGGCCCGTTTACGAGGACGGGCCCGCCTTCGACCACTTCTGCTGCGCCTGCGGTGATCACGACTGCAACAAGGCCGCACCGTTGAGGTCGGACTGATGGCTGTGAGGTTCGAGACGGCCGACGAATGGATGGACGCCGCGGCGCAGCTCACGCTGCACCCCGACTGGTCGGTGCGCGTCGAGGTGCTCGTCCCCTGGTGGGAGGTAGCGGTCCACTTCGATCATCGCGCCCTCGACTCGCACGCTCCGCACGAGCGCGAACGCCGCATCAGGTTCACGTACTCCGTGGCCATCCCGACGCCTGAGCCGGTCAAGTACCTGCACCACCTGTGGCGCCGGTCGTGGCAGCACGAGGCCGACGAGTGGTTCCGCCACAACGGCGAGCTGGTCGACGATCCGCATGCGAGGTGGCTCTGATGGCGATGCCGAAGAAGCTCCGACCGCGCCGACGCATCAACATCCCGCCCGAGGCGGTGATGGCGTCGACGACGGCGCGCTGGCTGTGGCAATACGCCCGCTCCGACATCACGTTCACGATCGCCACGGTGGCCGCGCGCTCGGGCATTCCCGAGGCGACGTTCGAGCCCACGGTGGCGTGGTTCGTCGGCCAGAAGTGGATCGAGCGGGTGCCGAACCAGACGCAGGTGGTCTACGTCGGACGGGTCTGATACCGTCGCCGACGGCTGACAGGATCGCTCGGGCTGTTCGGATGGCTCCTTCCGGCCCGGGACGCGCAAGAGCCCCAGCACGAGAGTGCTGGGGCTCTTTGCGTTGGGAGCCATCCCGTGGAGGCGGCGGGGATCGAACCCGTGGGATACTGGGGGTCTAAGGGCCCCAGCAGGTGCACCAGCACCACCGCCCCCTGGTGTCAGCGCACCGGCCGTTGTGCCAGGTTGCTGCCCCGCTGGGGCTCGTTGCCGTGCAGGTAGACCCTGTGCTCATCGACCTCGTCGTCGGTGCCTTCGAACCCGCAGTACGGGCACCAAACCGTGACGTGACTGCGGTTCATCGGGTACCTCCGAGGTGGTTGGCGGACTTCGGCGTGAGGTCGTTCTCGAGGCCGGCGAACGGGTCGGCCTCGCGTTCGGCGTCGCGTTCGGCTGCCAGCTTGATGGCGTCGCGTGCGACGCTGCGCAGCACCTTCGCCGCCTTCGGGGCGTCGTAGGCCAGCTGGTCGACGAGCGCCGGGGTCCAGAGCCCCCAGAGGCCGGTGGCGGCAGGCGTGGCCTGCAGCACCTTGAGCGGGTCGCCGTCGAACAGCACCACGAGGAACGACTCGACGTAGGCGTTGCGCTCCGCCTTGGCCACGGCGCCACCTTCGTGGCCGAGTGGCCACTGGCGGCTGTGGCGCTCCTTGATGGCCGCACGGGCGGCGAGGTGGTTGAGGACGGTGGTCTTGCTCATCGGGTGGCTCCTTCGGTGTCGGTGACGACCTGGCGGATGGCGGCATCGCGCGTGCGGTGCCCGAACGTGGACCGGAACTTGGGGCCGTTGGACGCCCACAGGGTGTCCCAGGTGCTCTTCGTTTCGGCGCCGTGCAGCACGTAGCCGAGCACGGCGTCGTCACTGGTGCGGTGCACCACGTAGGCCGGGACGGCCTCGCGTGTGCCCTTCAGGTCGATGGCCTTGAGACGCACGCCCGGCACCTGGGTGCCGAGGCTGCGGTTGCGGTTGGTCATCTCACTCCCCCTTCGGGTCGAGCTCGCACGCCCCGGCGCCGTGGCGGTAGCCGCAGGCGTTGCAGAACGATGAGCGGGCGATGATGGCCCAGTCGGGCAGGTCGACGAGCACGTCGCAGTCGCGGTCGATGGCGACGATGAGGTCGAGGGCGGCACGGTGGTCGACACCGAACACGACGGTGTCGCCGGTCAGGTTGTCGACGCCTTCGAACACGATGACCGTGTCGGTGAGGCTGCCGGTGCGGTAGTCCTCGACGAGCACGAGCGTGCCGTTGGGGACGTAGTCGATGGAATCGAGGGTGGTCATGGGTGGCTCCTTCAGGTGAGGCCGAGCGCCTCTGGGAACCACCGGCCCGAAGGCCGGTAGCTCCCCGCGATGCTCAGCGTGGGGCGTGCACGTAGATCGGGTCGCCGTGCAGGATGTGCACGACCCGACCGGTGTCGAGGGTGAGCGAGGTGAACTCGTTGTCGTCCTCGATGGCGTCGATGCGGTGCGCCGTGTAGGCGGTGCCCTCGGCGTTGACGAGGGCGTAGCGGTCACGGAAGCTCAGCGCCCGGTGAGGGGTGCGCCGCACGTTGCCGAGGTGGAACGGGTGGATCGTGTGCCCTTCGAGCGGGTCGAACGGGAGGTGGTTCATGGGTGGCTCCTTCGGTGTTGGGATTGACACTACACGGTGCTGTGCTCACCTTGCAAGGTGAGTCACAGCCAGCCGTGCTTCTTGGCGCACACCGGGCCGATGCCCCGGGCCACCGACGCCTCGTCTTCGAGGGGACGGGAGCACAGGCCACAGGTGCCGGTGAGCTGGCCGTACCGCTCTGCAGCGGCGCGGGGGTCGGCCAGGATGGCCGTGAGCTGCTCGACGAGCCGACCGGCGTAGGTGCGGCCCGGCGCTTGCTTGCCGTACCGCTCACCGCTGCCGTACTCGGCGGCGTCCTTCACGAACACCCAGCCAGCCCAGTTGCCACGCTCGACGTTGTCGATCTCGAGCTTCAGCCGGGTGTCGCCACCAGGGACCGCATAGCGGCCACTGGGGAGCCCGGACAGGTCGAGGCCGGCGTCGGCCTGCGTGGCCCGTGGGCGGGCCGGTGGTGGCGTGCGTGCGAGGTCGTAGAGCACCTCGCCGCGCACCTTGGCGGGCCCGAGGATCGGGCCGAGGTTGACGTCAGCGGTGCTGCCGTCGGCCTTCGTGACGACCACGGTGGTGCCCTCGGCACCGCGTGGCCCTCGAACCACCCACTTGCCCGTGTGGTCGTTCTTCGCCCACCGGTAGGTGGGCCCGTCCGACGTGTAGGTGTGGGTGGTGCCCTCGCCGCCCCCTGCGGGGCGCTCGGGCGCTTCCACCGAGCTGGGCCCGGGAGCTCGACGCAGCAGCGCGAGCGGGCCTTCGGTGGGCGCTGGTCCGCATTCCCAACAGGGACCGCCGAACAGCGGGTCGTGGTCCGTCCCCTTGCACGTCGTGCAGTTGGGGTCGGAGTAGGTGGTGATCATGATGGCTCCTTTCGATGCTGACGCATCTGAGAACCACCGGCCTGTCGGCCGGTAGCTCTCCGCTGGGTCAGCGCTGCAGTGCGTCGAAGGCTGCGTAGAGCAGCTCGACGGCGTGCTCGTCGCTGGCTTCCCACTCCCGGGCGAGGGGCGGGTTGTCCGACTCTTCGAGGGTGTTGAGCGCGGCCCGGTTCTGGGCCCACCCAGCGACCGCCTCGGCGCCCAGGAGGCGCTTGAGGATGTCGAGCTGGCGCCGCGCTTGGTCCTCGGCGTCGGCCACGGCCTCGATGAACGAGGAGTGGCTGTCGGTGTCGAGGTGCCAGCACACGAGGTGCTCGAACAGCGTGTTCGGCTCGGCGTAACGGTCGGGCACCTCGGCCAGGTCGATCTCGCCGAGCGTGAGCCCTTCGACGTCGAAGTCGAAGTCGCCCACGCCGTCGATGAAGCACTGGCTCACGGCCGAGGCGTTCTCGGCCTCCACCTCGACGGTGCCGAAGTAGCGGCCGAACTGGAGGAGGGTTGCGCGGTAGGTGTTCATGGTGATGGCTCCTTGGTGTTGCTGATGCTGACTGCATCTGGCTGCCACCCCCGAAGGGGTGGCACCCCGTTGCGTTCAGCTGAACTTGGTCGCGCTGACGATGCGGTTGTGGCCTCGGAACTTCACGATGGTGAAGACGTGCAGGCCGCACTCGTTGCCGGTGAGCTGGTGGCCGACGGTGCTGTTGGCCAGCGTGCGCAGGCGCACGGTGGAGTGGTCGTCGAGCTCGATCGACAGCTCCCACGTTGGGTTGCCCGACGACGAGCAACGCAGGCGCTGGGCGTCCACGATGCGACCGCTGATGATGTTCTTGGTGGTCATGATGGCTCCTTGGTTGCGAAGGCTGAGACGCCTTCGCCCAACCCACCGTCAACGGACGGTGAGCTGGACGCTGTGTCTCAGCGGCCGGGCACTCGAACCGAGTGCTGCTCCAGGCGACGGCAGAGCGTCGCCAGGATGTTGTGGCGGGCCCGGTCGTTGTAGATCGCCGCCTTGTGGTTGCCGATCGCATCGGCGAACGGCTGCACGAACTGACCGGCGATGTCGATGGTCGTCCGGTTGAACCGGATCCCCGGGCCGGTGAGCCCGGCGTGCTGGATCGCGGCCTCGGCCTCGGCGATGTGGCTGCGGGTGAGGCCCTTGAGGGTGATGCCCTGGTGGGTGTGCATGATGGCTCCTTGGGTTGGTGATGCTTAGCAGCATCTGGCTGCCCACCTCATGGGAGGTGGGCACCCCGCTGGCGCTCAGCGTTCGAGGATGACGACTTTCTCGCCCGGGTAGACGTCGACAGCCTCGTCGTGCAGCTGCAGGCGCACGGCTTGGGTGCCGTAGCGCTCGCCGTCGACGGTGGTGATGTCGAGCACCTCGCGGTAGCTCTTGCGTGTCCAGCGTCCGAGGGTGTCGGGGCTGTAGGTCACGAGGGTGTCGCCTTGGGCGACCCGATGGGCCGACACGATGAGGAGCGGTGCGTCGTCGTTGACGTGCTCCCAGTAGCCGCAGCCCTGGTTGCTGTCGAGGGGTGGGTTGATGGTCATGGATGGCTCCTTGGTGTGCGATGCCTGAGGGCATCTGGCTGCCCTCCAGTCGCCTGGAGGGCACCCCGCTGGCCTCAGCTGCGCTTGCTGGCTTCGACGTCGTCGATGACCGCCCCGAGGGCTCCGAGCAGGGCTCGGGCCTCGGTGAGGCTGACGAAGACGCTGACGTCGCCGAACTGCACGGCGACGGTGTCGCGGTACAACCGGAGGGCGTCGACCTCGCACGCCTCGTTGCCTGCGAGCAGGCTCTGGGGCGTGTGGATGTTCACCTTGTGGTGGTCGTGGTCGGGCGAGGTGTACTCGGTGACCTCGACGTGGGTGCCGTCGAGCACCCACGTGTGGGTGGTGGCCTCGAAGGTCGGGATCCCGTCACCGGCCTCCTCGTAGCGGTTGGCTTCGACTCGGACGGTGGTGGTGGGTTCGATGGTGATGCTCATGATGGCTCCTTGGTGTCCAGCGGTGTCGCTGGCCGAGGTGACCAGGGCGAGGATGCTGGGGTCGGCTCACGGCCGGGCTGCTGTAGCTCGGGCTCATGCCACCCGCTACCGGCCCTAGCCGGGGCGCTGTGGATCTGCCAGCGGTTGTCGTCTTGGTCA